ATCAATTTCCAGACCCAGTCTCAACATGCTGCGACAGGGTGCGGCGGCGTTTTAGCACATCCTATGCGCCAGTTGAATAGCCTCAATCGGATAGTCTGCAGCGTTGTCGCTGCCCATTGAAAGCAAAACCTGGCTGTGTGGAAACTTGGTTCTGGCATCTTTGCAGGTCATGTCGTAGGTGTAATCGCTGATGACCGGTCTGGCTAAACAGTAGTACAAATATCTATGCGCCAGAATGGTGATCTCAAGGCTCCTCTGTTCCTTATCTCCGTGATAGATGTGCGGTATCTCCTTGGTTTTAGACACCTCAATCACCGCGCCACGCATGGGAATAATGGATTCGGTGATTTCCATATTTCATTTGACTTTTTCTGTTTGAGTGTTAAATTATGGCATGTCAGAACATTGGATACAAAAGGCTCTTGCCCAACACAAGCCGGGCGCATTGCACAAGAATCTGCACATTCCATTGGGTCACAGCATAGACCTGCACACTCTGGGACGCGCCGCAAAGGAGCCGGGGGTTGTTGGAAAACGAGCCAGATTAGCCATGACCCTTAGAGGATTTAAGCGCTAATCTTGTGGGGTTTCAATTGGTCCCGCCCACTGGTCGTCTACCGGAATCTCCTCCATCATGGCCCGCCAGAACTTTCCTATCACCTGCAATCCCGCTTTCCGTCGATATGATCCCTGGCACACGAAAACAATCCCAACATCGGTCACCTCTCTGGCCTTGGTGACTAGATTGGTGTGGTAGGACTTCAACCAATACCATCCATGAGATGTCGGTTTGCCAGTGACCCAATGCAAATCATTCATTTCTTTTTCCTTTGTTTGGTTCCATGTAGTGGACAGTTGCCCTGCATCACGAATATTCCTTTCATTCCCATATAGCCTTTTCCATGGTTGTTGTCCATGACCGGGCAAAGACATCCCAATTTTCTCGCCTTATCGCTGCCGGGGTTTGGTAATTTTTTCATAGGTATCCTTTTGTGGTGTGAGAGTTGCCATGCCCAGCCAGTCGGCGTATATCTTCCAAGGTCATGGCGTCCACCAGCTTTCTGGCAAGCACCTCCTTCTCCCCTTGATTGTTGTGGCTTTGCAGAAATGCGTATCTAAGGCAGTGGAAGGACTTGCCGTGGATTCCAATCTTTTGCAGGACTTCGTGAAAATAGTTTCTTAGCCTGGTTCTCTCAAAAGGATTGATGACGATTGAGCGCTCGTGGTTGAAAATGAACCTTCCATCGCCAGGCAGCCTTGGAATCATCTCGACGATCCGTGGGGTGGTTGGAAGTGATACCCGGGTATTCACCTTTTCCTGCCATACTGATATTGTTCCTGGATCGTTGAAGCATGAATGCTCCAGATTGCATATATCCGATATCCTCAATCCGGTATCCCGTCCAACAATAACGGCCCACTCCCAGAATAACTCGTTGTGTTCCTTGAAATATTTAATTAAACGATCCACTTCCTCGTCGGTGAAAGGAATCTTCTTCTTGGTTTCCCTCTGTTCGTGGGTAAGGGAATTGAAGTCCACTGACACATTCTTGGCAGGATTTCCCAGTATGTAACCGCAATTACGCAAGTATTCACAGAAAGCGGTAATAGCAGCCAACCAAAGCTTGCGGGTTGCAAGCTTCTGTCCTCCAGACCTGTTTATCCAGGATGCCACCTGTGCCTCTGTAATGCTTCTAGGTGAAGCTTTTATCAGTCGGTGGTATGACAGCCACCCCTGAACTGCGGCATGGTAAGCAGCTATGGTGTGTCTGGACTTGCACCTTTGCAGCAGTGCGTTATCGAATTCAATAGCCAGAGACCCCAGTTCGGGCTGTAGTTTTACGTTGGTATTGGCCATGAAAGAAAATCTAGTTCCTTGCGTTTTGCGAGTTCGGACGCGCTGAATTTCTTCGGCACGCCAGCAGCCATTTTACCGAGTTGTGAGGCTGGATTCATAGCGGTTGCTTGGCGAGTTCCTTTGAAAATATGACGGCCTTATCTTTCATCACTTCGGCGTCACAGCTTGCGAGTTCGCAGAGTTGGAAGTCGCCTTTTTTCCAGTCGTTCACAAATTCCACCACGGCGACCAGAAGTTCCTCGGCGTGGTTCAGAAGGTCGCCGCGCCGTTGCGACTCCTTTGTTTTGGTTCGCAGGCAGGCGCGGGCGCGTTCTAGCTTCTCGTGCTGGCCGGAGAGCGTCCGGCATTTTGTTTTTGCGCCTGCCCGTTCCACAATTTCACGCGGGGTTGGAGTTGTGTAGCCACACCCGCAACAAGCACCCAAAGAGTCTTGATTCCGATTTCCACAGCGCGGGCATGGTTTCATTGCACCACCACCCTTCCGTCGCGCTTGAACACGCTGACCTTTTGCACGGCGGCCAGCATCGTGATTGCTTCATCGCGGGTCTGACAGTCCAGGGCGCGGAGGGCTTGACTTTGGCTGCCGTAGGTTTTCACGTCCGCCAAGAACAGGTTCGTGGCTTTCGCGGTTTTCACAGTTTCGATTGTTTGTTGCAGTTCGGGAGTCGTTTGAGTATTCATAGTTTTTGGTTTTCGCGCGCTGGTGGCTCACCCGGAGCGTTAGCCTGCCGCAGTTGAGTTTTGAATTATGTTCCACCACTTGACAAGCTCATCGAGCGTTTCGGCGTGGATGGTTGTGTCACACGCTGGATGCTCACAGGTCGCATACCACATACCACCGTTTGATGTCATTGATGGTGTTTTTCCGCAGCGGCGGCAGGCTAACAAGCTCACTGCTGCCAACGTGCCTTGCGCCGCCAGTTTAGATGCTTTGAGCATAGCGATATGTTCCTTCCATGCTTGGTCGTCGAGTGTCATTTGTCGGCACGCGGCAGAGTTCGGTCGTTCGGCGAATAGTGTCTGTGCCAGTGGGCGACGATTGCTTCTTCTGGCGTTTTGTATAGAGTCTCGTCGCGGTAGAGCACGTCGCGCAGAGATGTTTCTTCGTCCACATCGAAACTGTATCCTTGATGCTCACCGTAGCACTCACGCCCGCCGGAATACCACGCGGCCCCTTTCAACATGTCCAGCAGATCAGCGTGAGGAATCGCCTCACAAGTCGCCGGACCTAACAGCCCCTCGTCCTGCGGTTTTTCATGCGGCAGTTCTGTGTTCAACGGCAGATTTCGTTCTCTCATATTTATTTGTTGTTTGTCGGCGTCGGATCAGTTCCCGCGTTCGGCTGCTTTTCTGCTTCCGCTCGACGATGCAGTAAAACATCGTGGAGGTCGTCACATCCGCCGCTTGTGTGGTCGCCCCACACCCCACACCACGCGCACCATTTCTTTTCGGGCCGGTCTTGCGCTCCACCGTTGCCGCCACCGGCTAGACGTTCGGCCAGTGCGCCGTTTAGATAGTCTTTGATGATTTTGTCTGCACATTCACCGACAGTTGCCATACCGTATCTCAGACCCTGCATGCCGCAAGCCAGCAGTGTCACATCGGTTGGCAGTTCGAGCTTTGCTGCAAGAGCAGCAAGGAAGATGGTTGTTTCTTCGCCGCCGTTGGGCGTCCGAGTTTGTCGCTTCGAGTTTTTGGTTGCGGTTGTCATAGGTCACGCGCCTCAGTGAACGGCCTGTAGTCTCTCTCATTTGTTATGAGTCACCCTGGAATTGATGACTCAGTAGTGAGGACGACTCTTTATCCACCAAAGCAAGCACATCCTGGAATGTCTTTATTTTTAATACGTCTTCGTCGTCGATGGCAATCTGAAATTCATCTTCTATTTCCATGATGATTTCCACCACGTCCAGACTATCAGCACCAAGGTCTTTTATGATGTCCGAAGATGGTTGAATCTGGTCCGTATTTATGCCCAGAAACAGGCATAGGATTTCGCGCAGTTTGGTCTCGGTTTCAGTCATATATTTTTTGCCATTTTGGCATTGAAGTTGTCCATAGCCTCATCAGGAGTACTGCCGGAAGCCCCGGTGTTGGCGATTACGCTGTCACAATGGGGATTTCCACAATATACCGCAAACAAACCTTCTTTCTTTTCCGCGATTAGCGGACGCTTGCATGACGGGCAGCAGGCCAGTGGTTTGGGAGGGTTGAATTGGGGTGATAACTGTGCTCCAGGAGAGTAATGTATCAGGGGAAGAAGTTTTCTGGCCATATGATTATTGTGTAGAACGCATTGACCGCACTAAATTTGCAAATCTTTCAGCCCGTTCCTTTTCATTGATTCGGGGATTCAAGACCCTTGCATGGCGATGCCATAGCAGATAATACTCCTCATCGGTGGGCTGTCTATGGTATCTCTGGGTGAAATGATTTATCCGGTCATTGATGATTCGATTGACCACCACAACCGCCTCGGAAGATACTTTGGGATTCTCATCCTTCGCATACTCCATCCACACTGATTGCAGAACCTGCCATCGGGAAACCTCCCCACAGGCACCAATCGCATCATCCCGGTCTCCGGATTCAATCTGACTCAGGGCAACAATCCTGATGTCTTGAGCGCTGGCGTGGCACAGCACCAGACACAGAATGAACACCCAGAACTTCATTTTAACCTGCGGATTATAATCCAAAGACTGACCTTATCTCGATTGGGGAATAGTTTTCTGATTAGAATGACAGCAGCCCTATACACCATACCGCCTTGCCAATGGGAAAACTTGCCATACAAAGAACCCAGCTTGATAAATCTTGCCTTTTTGTATTTAGGCTTCTTTAGACTTGTTGTTACCGTTATGATTGGTGGTGTTGTTCCGATGGTTTCTTCCACAAATCTATGGCACAGTATGATCGCTCTTCCTTGTCTATATGCATACAGACCATTGCCAGCTCTGAGTTTTAATTTTATTGTTGGTATTTTCATAAATCAATTCGGAAAACCGGACTCGAATTCTGACTGGTTGGTGGACTTGTCATATTCCAGGACCGGGTCTTTGAGAGCTCCTGTGTTCTTGTCAAATTTGAACTCCCACTCAATCTGGTCAACCATGTCGGATGGAACCAAATCGTAATCCTTTAACACCTTTACCAGGGCGCAGGCCAGAGGACAATCGGCCAGGCCTTGGGACTCCAGCATGATATCGGCCTCTTCCGCTCCCAGCTCATTGGCCATCTTGAAAAGTTCATCACAAGCTTCCTGTTTGCGGACGTCAATTGGCATAAGCTTGTCCCTGTTTCCCTTCTTCCTTCTTTGTTTTGACCACGCCGGATTGGAGGAGGGTTCGGGAACTTTGTTTGATGCCGAACCCAACGGCACGTACTGCGATTTGAACTGGTCCCACTCCTGTTCAATATACCGGTGTGTGGACTCATCCCAGCGGTTGGGCTTGCCATCGATGTGGATGATGTTGGAACGACCATTCCATCCCTGCCTGTTATCCTCATCCCAGGCCCGGTCGTTTTTCTGCCATTGCGGCCTTACATCCACCACATTTTCCTTCCATGGTTCCGGGAAAGATGGTTCGGATGGTGGAACCACCATTTGCATCCTTGCCAGTTTGTCCTGCCATCCGTCCGGGATCATGTCCCTTACAACATCCGGCACTCCGCTCATGACATCCCCCGTTTCCCAGAAAACAGACATATCTGGGGTAAACTGGTCCTTTCCGAAATAGAGCCTGGCGTGAAAGTCATACACCGTCTTGTCCAGATATCCAATGGTGATATGGATTCCGTCCTGGTCCTTCTCATTGGACTCGTCCGTGCTGGACTGGAATGCTGAACAGGCGCAATGAGAGTGCACGGTTCCGAAATATATCCACCCCGCATCATCTTTGAACTGAGCCCTTTGGGCGTTGGCCGCCTCATTGGCAATCTCCTTGGCGGTCATTCCGGTGTTGGCTTCCTGGGGATAGGCCCACGCCGCCCACACATTGGTCTTGGTGTTGAGATACAGCCTGACCTGGGCCTCGCTCTGGGTGGTGTCATACACCCACTTTAAGAATGAAAGTATCTTGTTCCATTCGCCGGGGGGAATCTTGGGACCGGCATAGGTCAGCTCCCCTTTGGCCTCGGTTACTTTATACTCCCCCTTGAACTGGAGTATCCCGGCGGCCTCCTTGTTTCTTATCAGATGGGTTATTTCGGTTTTGACCAGGTTCATAGTTCTTTCAGTTGATTGAGGATGTCCCGATGATATGTTTGCAGGAATCCGGTTATTTTATCTTTTACCACAGAGATATTCAAATCAATTTCCAATCCATCCGAAGCATTTCCTTCGTAATCATCATATTCATAATCCTCCCCTCCCCCGCATTCCATGTTGGACGCGGCTCGCTCCCGCAGTGTTTCATGTATGGAATCTATGAAGCTTTCCATTGAGCCCTCCGCAAGCGCCCGTTGGGCCTCCGCTAAAATGTCATCCTCGGAAATCGTCTCCTCCACATTCCCAAATCGGTGGCATGCATAGCTGCAAGAACCCGTTTCCCGATCCGAACCCTCAATGGTAAAGTTCACCCCCCGACCACTCTTGGGATTGGGGGCCCATTCGTAAGCGGCGAAATTGAACTCAATCCAGTCCTTGATCTTTTCAAAAGTGTCGCATGCGTCCGGGGGGGACTTCTTCATCTTTTGAAGCACGATGGACCTGACCACGGGATTTTTGGGCGCGGACTTGATCAAATCAATCAGACTGCCGCTCAACATTTTCTCCATGGAGCACATCCTGGTCTTGCCGTCGGGTATTTTCTCTTCCGATGGAATCCAAATCTCCATACTTCTATTGCCTGCTGTATTTAATATGGTGGGATGAGTTGCGTTCCACCTACCGGCCAGTTGGATGTCGTCAGTGGTGGACAAAAAACCACCAGAACCACTTCGGGTGTAGAACACCTCGCGGGGCATGCACAATACCAGGCATCCTTCAATGTTTGGCGGTCGGGAAATCCATTCTGATAGAGCTGAGCATTTTATTCTACTGTAAATAAAACACACCTCAACCCATATGTGGGTGGCCGACCTGTCGGCGCAAACTTTCAGGGCCTCTTCCAGGGAAATCCGCTCCGCGCCCTTTTCGGTCTTGTTATATTTTCCGGAAGCCTTGGAGGAATAAAATACGCCATCCTCCTGGGTTTGATGGTTGTTTATGACAATGGATTCAAGCTTCGGGTCCATGGACTTCAAGGCGGGGTCTGCCGCCTCGAATTTTTTCCAATCCTTGAATCTTGTGTTTTGTTTCATGCTTGTCCTACTTTAATTTCCGACATGGCAGACAGGTTGATGATTCTTCTGAAAGGCAGAAAGGGAATGATATCGGCTGATAACTTGGGAGCCTCCATGCCCCAGACCACATACAGGCTTTGCATAAGGGAATTGGCCGACACGTTGGAGGATACCAGTTGGGGATTGTCCTTTTGCGCCTCCCCGGTACACCCAATGGACCTGACCCTGGGGTCGGAGCCAGGTTTGAGAATCTCCGGGTAGTAAATTCTGGGGTCCAGCCTGGTTCCGGACCAGTCTTTTCGATAATAGTATGCCTCGGAGGAGTGGGTTTCATTGGCCCCAAATATGGCCTGACACCCGAAGTCGTCGCACGACTTTAAACATGAGAGTCTTCCGGCATTGTTGTCCACCCCAACCAGCAGCCAGTCAGAATCCTTATGCCGGACCAGGCCCTCCTCATAAAACGAGGGTATGTGCTCGCATTGGTATTTTTCCGCAAGGGCCTCGGCCTTGTTTCTCCCGATATCGTCCTCGGAGAATAATTGACGGTCCAGATTCTTGTCCTCCAGAGAATCTCCGTCAACCAGGGTTACGTTTCTCCTGCCCGCCAGCAGGCAGATTGCCGGAGCGAGCCATGAGCCCACTCCGCCGCATCCAATGATGAATATTCTTGCCATATTATTTTAATAATGCCGACACTATCTTGCTTGCAGTCTTGGGAAGGTTATTTTCCTTCACCTTTGACTTGTACCGGTCACAGGCTCTTGATAAGATCATGTGAAACTCAACGAAATCATCATACGACAGCAAGTCTCTTGCCCTATCGGAATAAGCCAGCAATCCAGCCATGACTGCTGAATCGCATTTGTCGCTTATGGGAGATATATTCCGGGACGTCATGCTGGCAAAATCCATGGAAAGAATCTTGCGCCAATCAACCTCCTCGGGACTATTCTTGCAGGTTGTGAGCAGGTGGACGAGGTGGTGGGTGGGTGATTTGGGCTCGAATTTTCGATCATTGATAATCCAAAATTCACACTGGACACCCAATGATTTTTCCATCGCCTCCTGCAAGGTCCATATTCCGGCAGTCACCCGGTTGGCGGTATACCCAAAGCTCATTCCATTTTCACCCCTCAGCCAGTAAAATGATTGGTTTGGACGTGATGGTTCAACGATAAAACACCGTCTGGATGGGCCGGATGGGGCTGATTTTTCCGCTTTGATAACAAATGGATTACTGGGAACCCAGAATTGAGCACCGTCCCCAATATATAATTCATGAACGCTTGCAGCAGTAAACCATCCCGCCTCATCGATTTCGTCGGTGTACCCATTCCCTCCCTGATTGCTCTCAGCGTGAATCCACAGATGGGGATCACGTTCCAATTCGTGAATATATCCAAGAGTTGGATGGGGTAGGGATCGGATCGTCCCCCGTTCTGCATTGATATTCAAGATGGTAAAATCTGCGGGATTTGGTTTCATGTTTAGAACAGGAATAGCGGAAGTGATTCGGTTCCGATTTTCTGGCACAGTAATCTCCAGTCCTTCTGGAGTGGGGGCAGTTGATCAAATCCAGCGTCGGTGGGTTTGAACCGGAACATGGCCTGCGATTGGGACGGGGTTCGGTCCAAATCCTGGTTCCATTGGGATTTGCAGAATTGGTCCAGGGCTTTGGACACGCTTTCCTGGATCGTTTTACCCGTTGAATTGAACTCTCCATTGCATAATTTTCCGTCATCGTATATGTTGGACAATGGAATGCGATAGGCGGCTTTTTCGCCATCAAATGCAATCAGGTGATTGTGTGCCGCATACCATCGGTTTGACTCTCGGAAGCATTCAACCATGAATGCCAGAATCATGTCCCCCGGAACTTTCCAAACCATTGTAAAAACAGGGTCTGCGTCGGATGAAAAGACCGGAACCAGGGCGTCTCCGGACATGATGAACGGAGCAGTGATGGGAATTTCCGAGATGATTGTGGTGGCGCAGACCTTTTCCGATGTTATAACCATGCTGGTGGGTGCATGGTCCTTTATTTGAAAGACATTAAGGCATTTTCTAACAATCGATCCGCCAATGTTGGAAATCAAATCCTCTCCCACTTCAAGTTTGTTCTCGGAGAGGGTGACATCGGTGACCGTTCCGTCCAGGTCCAGCCTGAAGTATCGTTGTGACATAAATTAAGGGAGAGGGAGGATATTTCTATCCCCCCTCTTTGGGTTGTTGCCAAGAACGGCTTACGCCGCCTTCTGGTTGGCCGCGGTCTCGAAACGGACAGTGGCCCCGGCGGGAACTTCGGCGTCGTCATCTATCGAAACGCCGTTGATGAGGCATTTCACGTTGTCACCGTAGCCCAGGCGGGCTTTCAGCGAAGAGTCGGCCTTGAGTTCGCCGATGGTGGTGCCTTGCGGGCACTCGTGGGTGGTTGTTTCGGCAACGCCGAATGTGCATACGATGCGGATCATTGTTTTGTCTTTCATTTGTGTTGCGACAGTAATCTGTCATTTACCCTGTCAACCGGGGTTTGGCGTGAGGTCAAGCTTGACCACGCCGTCTGCCCATAAGACAGAAGGCGAAATCAATCCGGACAGCTTCTTTCCAGGTGCACCATGCCTCCAACTCGGCGAAGGGATTTGAAAACCATTCTCGCTATCTCAACCCTTTCCATTCCCAGACATACCGGGCAGTGTTCAGAAAAGGAAATCGGACATGAACATTTCGGACAGTTGTGCAATGTATCCTGATTGGATTTGGCGTCCGTGTCCATGCCCGACTCCTTAAATTGATTTGAATTGCGTGTATATGTGTTGCGGTATGCTGGCAAAGTAAAGATACAGGGACGGACAAAGCCATCCGGTTAGACCAAGGGATTGGCACTGGTAAGTGCTGCCACACATGCCAATCTCCCCGGGATCGTCAGACTTGAGTGTCTCCACCAAATCCAATCTGACCTGGTGGTTGGGGAAGGGATTATCAGAGAAAAGTAGAATGAATCCATTGGCCGCGTCCCGGATGTGTGCAGTTGCCTGGTCTATGATGACATCTGCCCCCGCCACGAAAGCCTCCCTCTCCAGTCCGGTGTTGGGGTCGTCGAACACCCACAAGCCGTTCCACTTGTAGGGCGATATGCATCGAATTGAGTTGTGGGTCATAATGGGATAATGGTAATCCAGAGTTTGTGTATCTTCTGCTTGCCGAATTCGGTGGTTTTCATATGTTTTCAGTGGGTAGAATTAAAACGGAGTTGATTACGTGAAGCCGGATGACATCCAGAGGAAGAAGAATGGGTATATTGTGCTCGATGAGCGGGGGAATGTTTTCGTCAATCATTCCGTAAAGAATGGAGACATGGGTGAACTGGTCGTGCCACAGTATCCATAATTGGAAGTCCTGCATTTCAATATTGTTGCCGACCCGATCCGAGTCCTGGAAAGCGGATATGTCATCAATCAATACATTACAGTTGTTGTTGTCGCACAGCCACTTAACACCATCCGAATATACCAATCCCGACTGATGCCTGTGCCATCTCTTGGACAGTCCAGAGAAGGATAACAGTCCGGATTGGAGTTCTTTCTTGGTCATATAATGGGGGCCAGCCGTTCCAGCAGGCGCCTGAGCGGTTTAAATTGAGGAGTCCCTGGGACGAGATGGCTGGGGTAAATCTTGCGGAACTTCACCAGCATGGGCAGCCATCTGGTTTTCCACTCGGAATCGTTGAATAAATACTCAAATTCAGGATTTCTCCTGAGATACATCAGCACCCTTCTCATCTGGCTGCTGTTGTCCAGCGGGATTCCGCAACCGGTCAGGAATGCGAACATGTCACCCACTGTGATTTCATCCCAGCCAGTCTGTTGTGAAATGGTTTCTACTTTTGGCTCCGAAAGTCCGCTGACTTCTGCTATCTCCTTTGTTGATAGAGGTCCAGCCCAGGGCCTGCGGCCCAGCAGTCGGCATAAAATAGGAGGAAAGCTTTTTAACTTGTCTGAGAACTGCATGGTGGTTTCTTGTCTGTAAATGAGTTACAGGTCTTCGATGTCTTCGCGCACTTCTTTGAGATCATCGGACACTTCTTCGATTTTCCTTCCAGTGTGGCTGAGGTTGCCGTCAATGTATCCACCAGCTCCGGGGATTGCGTCCTTTATAACCGCAATAGGCGAAGTAGCCACATCCAGTGCCGTACCAATTAACTTTCCAAGTAATCCCATAGTGTGATGTTGTTTTTAACTGCCTGTTAAAGATTCTATTGCGTTCACTGTGACGTTTAAACAGGCGGGACGGCCACATACACCACCCAGCAGCCAATCGGCCACCTTAAGGGGAGCGTATCATGCCATTTTCTTTCGGGGTAAAAGGCTTGGTGAGTCGGGTACGAACCCGACGAATGCTACCAGCCACGCCGATTCTCTTGCTTGGAGGTCGAAAACCGGACGGAACCGGAAGTGACCCTGCGCCTGAAATTGATTAAATGTCTGGTGGGATTAATTTTACTTTACTCATTTCCCAACTTTCTCAAATAGCTCGATATAAGCCTTGTATTCCTTGATTTGTCCTGGAGTGAAAGAGTGCTCCTTGGCAAGGGTTAATCCGCTCTTCTTCCACCACTCAAAAGTACGGCATTGGCAACCGATTTGGATATGACCATGTTTGCAATTGGTCAAAGAGAACACGCTGCCAACGATAAATAGTGGAGATTGATGCCAAGCATCCCCATACACCCGAGCATCCCCATACACCTGAGCACCACCAGACACCCGAGCATTCCCATACACCCGCGGTGTTCCTAAGAAGCAATGGACTATTACTTTTTTGCCGATGAATACAGATGATGCAACGATGGCATCATTTTGAACCCACCCGCCCCCATTTGCATGTTCGTGCCATTATGATTTGTCCTATTTTCCAATTTTTAATTCAAGTTCTGAGAACGTCATGTGTATCCTTTATTTTGTAAACTATGTTGTTTCCATTGGGATGCGAGAGAGTCCAACTCCTCTCCAGTCATTACCACCATTTGTGAGTGATCCCCTTTTATGGAATAAAGCCTATTGTGAATGGGGGTATCAGATTGATCACCCTCATCGTTTAGCTCCGAAAGAACCTGCGCTCCATGTGGGTCGGTAACAATCTGCATAAAATTAAAAGCGTCGGAGGTTCCTGAACAGACAGACGTGTTCTCGCCCTCTGCCAAGTATTAGAACATTACCCCCGACACCGTCCGGTTTCCCGGAAATGGTTTATCCGTCGCCGCAGCCGGAGCCGTCGCCGGAGCCGGAGCCGTAGCCGTCGCCGGAGCCGGAGCCGGAGCCGTCGCCGCAGCCGGAGCCGGAGCCGGAGCCGGAGCCGCCACCGGACCCGGCGCCGTAGCCGTCGCCGGAGCCGGAGCCGGAGCCGTAGCCGTCGCCGTCGCCGGAGCCGTAGCCGTCGCCGGAGCCGTAGCCGTAGCCGTAGCCGTAGCCGTCGCCGGAGCCTGTATTTAGACTTTCCATATGGCGACATCATTGATTGAATTCACCGACTTTTCAGTACAGGGAATCAATTCAATGACTTTGGTTAGGGAGATTTCAGGGACCGACACCGGGAACTTGCATTCCCCGGGTTTGGATGTGCCGTCAACCGCCAGTTGAGACAGGGACGCGGCTCCAGACCAATACCATAGTCTGCGCGCCTGTTTCAATGTCACAACGCCTTTGGAAAGGTCGGTTGACGATGGATAGCCAAAGAAAACGCCCGCCGTTTCACATCGCACTATGCATGCGTTTTCCTTGTTGAGTTTCGGAATAACAGAGTCCTTTCGAACATACTGAACGCCGTTGATTTCTACTTCATTTATGTTTGTGGTTTCCATAGTTTTTTGTTGTTTAAATCACTTTCCCGCCGCGATTTGCAGCTTCACCCAGTGAACATGGGTTGCCTTGCGTATGAATCGCTTGCAGGCTTGTTTGAGATGTTTGCTCATATAAATACCATCATCAGGTTGAAAGCTCCCCAGACTATCAATATCCAACCCAGGAGAGCTGTGTTGACATCGTGTCTAAAATTCAATCCCCGACACATTCGCTCGGTTCCGCATTGTATCCAGATCACAGTCATGTACGCCGCAACCAGGGCGAAGTATAACAGGTGGGAGAATTGCTGGCACAGGTGATAGTCCATATTACCAGATGAGAGATATAATGATGGACAGTGCGTAGAAGCATAGCGCTATTACCAGGCATACGTCCAGTATTTTTGTGGTGTCGCTCATAAATCTTCCTCCCTTAAATCGTGGTGGTCTTGGAAGGGTAAATCGTTTGGCATCATTGGCTTGAAAGCCATAATGCTGTTGATGTTGTCCATTGAATATGGTTTGTAGTTGTTGCCATCCACTCCAACATCCACGACCCCTCGTTTTAACTTGGACGTGTCCGCTTGGGAGGATTATTAGTCCTGCGCTCTGCCAATTGAGCTACCCGCCGAAATTGGCGTCCGGGACAGGAATTAAGCCTGTCATCTCAAATTTATCAAATTCGCGCTCTCTCTGAGCTACCGGACATTGGAGGCGGTTCACCCGGTTTTGCCCGGCGCTATACAGCCAACCTGACAGCCTTGGCAAACCGCCGAAATTGTTATTTGAACGATCCAACCCTGGTTCCTCCGGAATGGATGACCTTTCCCAATTGGTACACCGGAACATCGCGCTGTTGGCGAATGGTTTTTGAGAGATGCGGCTGTTTGACAAAAACGGACTTGTTAACCGTTCCTATCTTGCGTAATTGCAGGGTGTTGGGAGATGCCATAAGTTCCTTTCAGTAACAGAAGTCCCGGCACGATTGGATGCCGGGAGTTGTATTGCTGAATTACAGTTCGTTTATTGCCTTCTTTGCAACCGCATTGCTTGGATAGGTGGTGGTTTTGATGAACGTGGTATGTTGATAGATGTCAATGACGTTGTCATTTCGCACAGCGGTGTAAATGACATCGCCCATCTTATACATTTTACATCGGGGCATGCAGTTCCTTTTGTTGTGGTTTATCCGTCGCCGGAGCCGTAGCCGTAGCCGTAGCCGGAGCCGGAGCCGGAGCCGTCGCCGCAGCCGTAGCCGTAGCCGCAGCCGGAGCCGGAGCCGCAGCCGTCGCCGGAGCCGGAGCCGTAGCCGTAGCCGTAGCCGGAGCCGCAGCCGTAGCCGGAGCCGTAGCCGTAGCCGTCGCCGGAGCCGGAGCCGTAGCCGTCGCCGGAGCCGGAGCCGTAGCCGTAGCCTTTATTTAGACTTTCCATATGGCGACATCATTGATTGAATTCACCGACTTTTCAGTACAGGGAATCAATTCAATGACTTTGGTTAGGGAGATTTCAGGGACCGACACCGGGAACTTGCATTCCCCGGGTTTGGATGTGCCGTCAACCGCCAGTTGAGACAGGGACGCGGCTCCAGACCAATACCATAGTCTGCGCGCCTGTTTCAATGTCACAACGCCTTTGGAAAGGTCGGTTGACGATGGATAGCCAAAGAAAACGCCCGCCGTTTCACATCGCACTATGCATGCGTTTTCCTTGTTGAGTTTCGGAATAACAGAGTCCTTTCGAACATACTGAACGCCGTTGATTTCTACTTCATTTATGTTTGTGGTTTCCATAGTTTTTTGTTGTTGTTTACCGTCAGGGAAAGTGGATTCCCGCGCCGCCGGTTTAGCCTTTATGGGCCAGAACTCCGGACGATTCGCAACGTCACCTTAAAGACGCGGACTGAACGGATGCCGCTGAATTAGTGACGGATTACGCTGTTTGCCAGTCCAGGCACGCGGGAAAGTGAAAATCAATCAATCTTGTCAATGGTGATTGATCTGAATTGCTCGATTGTGCTGCTTCCCAGATTGTGAAGCAATAATGGCAGTTTTGCCAGCATTTCCGATTCTGTGCCGGTTATCTGCCCATCCCAGACAAAGGTATCATCGCCTTTGACGGTAATTAGCCATGTCATAACCCGTTCCTTTTTGTATAGTTGACCAGAAGCAAATGACCGGCTGCCATTGCTGACAGCCGGATGTTTTGCCGCCGATTAGACTTCCACAACCGTTTCTTCGGTCTTGGCCTTCGGAAGCGATGCTTCCAGTTCGGCAACGGAGATGCCGCGCGACTCCGCGAGGGCTTCCATCGCCTTTTTGAGTTTCGCGCCACGGGCATCCGCGTCAGCCGGTTTCTTCAACCGGAGGGTCATGCCGCGGGTGGTGATGGTCGCTGAATCCAGATGGACGCCTTCTTTGTGGGCTTTGTCCAGCAGGACGTGTTCAACGGTATCGCGCAAGTCAGACTCGCCAAAGAAGATTTCATTGGTTTTCTTGGTGAGCTTATTGCCCTTGAGCTTCGGATCAGCCGACTGCAAAGCCAGTTTGATGTCGCGGAAGGAACCCTGGGTTCCGACCTTGATGTTCGCGCCGATTTGCTTGCCCCTGGCGCTGACTTTTGGTACGATCTGCATGCCGGTCATGCCTGCACCTATGATTGCCATTGCCAGCGTCGATTCCGTTTTTACTGTTGCTACTGTGTGCATTTGATTTGACTCCATGTGACTCGCCACTTGAATTGCTGCCTTGTCACAGCTTCCTAAGCACGGGTTAATCAGTAGAGACCAACCGCTTGACGTGTTCCGGGAGGGTGGTTTCATGGAAGCCAAAGAATGAAGAAAGGAGCGGAAAAAATGTGAGTTCGAGTTGGAAAGGGTTTCACTTTCCTGCGTCAACGACCCGCAGACTCTAATCCATATGATTCCCGACTGACACCAAAGCAGGACTCCAATAGTCTTTAACGGCGGATTCTAACCATGGCTGATGCAAACGCACCAGGTGAATCGCTACCGCGCCAACCACCTCACGGACTCAGCCGGTATTGATAGTTTTGTCATGGCAACGGGGTGTTCTTTTCGACTTTGGGAACACTAACGCTGTACGGGACGCCTTTACACCCAGGATTGGCCGTTGCGCCGTTTGCTCTGCTCGGCACACGTGCCGGGTACAGGCTCTAGACGCGCAGGGCGTAAGCACCATAGGTGACGCTATTTCTCTGTTACGCTACTTCTTCCCCGTTCTTCTCAGTATATCTCGTGCTGACAGTCACGCTAACGCTTTCAGTTTTTCAGGCCGGTTAATGCGTTAGACAGTCACAACCTAGTCAAAGCCACTCGGCGTTTGCCTTGAGCGAATTGCTACAAGCTCCACCGAGCTTGACCGCCCAACCGTACTAGCCCCACTGGCCAGTACCCCCCTAGCTAATACCGTGCAAGGGGACCTATAAGACACGCAACCTGGTGTAAATCACTGATATTCAACTGGTTACGGGGAAATAGGGAGTTACTAGCTACACTTTTTTTGTTGTTAGTCGTTGAGTATCAACGATTTACGTCGAAAATGATATTTTTTGGTTTTTTGGCTTTTGTTGCAAACCATTGGCAATCAATGGGTTGATAGCTTAATTGACGTTATGACGCAAGACTCCGTTGAGGGGTGGGGGTGGGGTGGGGTCTCGGTTCCTGGCTGCGATTCCTTTACAAGTCCCCTCTCCGAACTTTCCAAATTTTTAGTCAAATTATGTGCTTTGTGATTATCACCATGTCTGGAATGGTCTATTGTCTTAAAGTGTGACATAATGGCACAGTTGAGCCATAATGGCACAGTTGGTGGTGTTTACTTTCTGCGTAATTGCTTATGCTTATGCACATGTGTTATTTATGTTGACAAATGTAAACAAATATGGTAACATAGTTTACATATGGCAAATTATACAAAGCTTTTCAATTCAATAGTCACATCATCAATATGGAGCGAGGATGATAAAACTAGGATTCTGTGGGTGACGTTGCTGGCCCTCGCCGATAGAAGCGGCATGGTGGAAGCGGCTATTCCAGGACTGGCAAATGCTGCAAGGATATCGGTTAAAGACTGCGAGGATGCTCTAAGGAAGTTTGAGTCTCCTGACCCATATTCCAGGTCAACCGAGCATGAAGGAAGGCGCTTGAAGAAAGTTAATGGTGGCTGGATTCTTCTTAATCACGCCCTTTATAGGCACAAGATGTCTGCCGATGATAGGGCGGAATACCAGAGAATCAAACAAGCGGTGTACAGGGCCAGAAAGAATGGTCTTCCGCTGGTTGGGGAAACGGAATACTTGGAATACCTTAAGCGGGGAGACTCTGACGGTGCCCAGAAGGTTCTGGAAAAGTATCTTCCACCCACTGTCCGGAAGAGTTCCTGACCTCAATCTTTAGGTTTTCTGGACTCATTTCCCGCTCCAATTCCTGTTCGATTGATTCACCAGACTCAATCTCATGAAGCCTTCTCGCATATCCATCCATGCCGACGTGCGAAATCGGGATGATCGTGAATGTATCGGTGTCCGGCGGAGCTTACAGGTATCCAAAATCTCTCGTCCAGAAGCAGGCATCCAAGCCTGCCCCTGCTGTGATGACATTGTGTGGCGCGGGATAAATGAACTCCGGTCTCGTCCTCCAGTATGGATACGACGCACCATTGGTTCAGGGGCTCCCTTAACCATTCCCTCACCCGGTGCACGTATTGCCTGCGCTCCTGCTCCTTGGGCGGCACTTTTGACGGCCTGGCGGTTCGGGGCTTTGGTTCGATGCGGTTGGCTCTCATAGGTTTGATTTAAGGCGTCGGAAGGGTGTCCGGCAGGGATTGGATGATCCGGCGCTTAATATCGCGCCCCAGCTCAAGCAGGGATGCTATAGACCCTCCCGGTGACTCTTCCCCAAGCATCTTGGGAAGCAAAGCCTCCAGCGCCGAGGTTAGTCTTCCGTAATATCCAGAGAATTCTTCCCGGTATCGAATCTCCCAGTTGAACTGGTCGCACCGGTGCACCTTCCAGTTCTCGTCCACCACAATGGTCTGGGAATCCCACTTCTTCCTGTTTAAGGCAACGGTCGCTTTGATTTTGGCACCGTTGGACTCTCTTTGCTCTTTGGTCATTTTCATGTGATAAATGGAATAAACGGCCAGCCTTGATAGGGTGGCATGGCACCCCCTGGTAATTGGATTCTGATGTCTGGCTTAGAGTTTTGCATGTCCGACAAGTTTTGCATGGCCGCCATGAAGTCGCCATGTCTCTGACGCTCTGCGGGTGTTGGAGCCAGGTGATATCTCTTTCCGGTATACATCCTTTCGGCGGAACCGATGGTTATTTTAAGCATTTCGGTCATTTGTTTTCCCATTCCCGTTTCAGGGTTTGATAGCATTCAGCAAGGTAAATTGCAGTCCCAACACAAGCCTCGTCAAATACCTGATGATTGCAGCTAAACAGATACGACCCGGAATCCTGTCCGACTTCACTGGATACGGTGTATCGGGCCCTTAAATACGTTAACTGCCATTCCATGCACTCGTGAATCAGCACGCAAAGCACGGACCTCCAATCCTCGTGCCGCAGTCCGACCTGTATCCGGGGAAGTTTACCGTGTTCCGGTTTGCTCCAGAACGCCCCGTCCTGGGAGTTGGGATCAACCCAGAGCTCCACTTCATGCCTGCCCATGGAGTATATTCCAAGTCTGTGTGGTTTCATAGATTAATCATCATCTTCTCAATCTGAATCTTCTTTTCGTTCTCCAGGCATGGTATGTCACAGTCGCATGACGCAATCTCACCCATTCCCGGGCCTATCAGAAGCAGGTCCCAGTCGGCGCAGAAGTGCCACCCGCAGTTGATTTCCTCCTCGGTTAATGCCGAGTCGTTGTTCATTAAAGAACAGTATCGGTCGAATTCAATGTTCATTGATTGGGCCCTTTCCCGAATTCATCCTCCGGCACGTCTCCCGGTTTGAAGAAGTACGGATGACGATTGTATCTCACGTCCATCCTCATCGAACATCTTGGGGGTTCTTGATTGGGAACGAACCCGTCATTGCGATGCAATGCCCTTAACTTGCCGCACCGCTGGCAGAATTCTCCCGGAGGAACAAACTGGTGCCGCTCCATGGGATCGACAATGTAAACCGGATTGGTTGCCGGTGAAAGAAATCTCTGATTCATAAATTGTTGAGTATCAGGTAGATGACGGTTGCCACGGTTGCAATACCGCACAGGAACACCAGCGCGGCCACGGCTGGTTTGGACTCTTGTTCGTCGGTCATAACTTGTCCTGTATGGTGTAATGATGGGGGGTGCGGTCCTTGTAAAGCTCTTTTAGCCTCTCGACGTGTGGTGTCATGGAATTGATCAGTCCCCTGTATCCTCCATTGACCTGTCTGTCATCGTTCAATTTACCAGCCGCCTTTGCATCAATGATGATGGCCATGCATGCCAGAACGTGGGCCTCATGCGGAAGTCCGCTGTCAGGATCAAGGTCTTCTCCCTCGAACAGGGCGTTTACATGTCGTTTCAAGGCGTCGATGTAGATGGAGTATCGTATGCCAATGGCCCTAAAGTTTGCCCTTCCGTACTTCAACATTCCATCCAGCATTCCAAGACTGCCCATGATGGTTGCTGTTTCGGGCCATAAATGCAGTGGTATCTTGTGGCTTCCAATCGCATCTTTGGGATTGGAAGGTTTTCCTCCATTACTAATAGTCTCCACTGGATCGCAGGTGTAAGCATCCAGTACCGGCTTGCCGAGGCTTCTGGCAACAGAAACTTCCAATGTTGCACCGGCAGACTTCTCCCATCCTTTCAATACCGCAATTCCATCCAGCTTGCACACGAATGGAAGGTCGAACGCCATGCAGTCTTCAAATGAAGGGTCGGTGGTTTTTGGGTTTTCAGGATCAACTCCGTTGGACAAATCGTTTTCCGCCGGACTCCATACTTCGTATCCACGTATTCTTAATTCCCTTGACATACGGTGGAACTCTGGAAAGTTAAGGGATTCATAACCCCTCATTGGACCTGCCAGGTATAGTGATTTTATTTCTTTCATAGTCAATGTCCGGCGCATCTCCGGGCCAAAGCCAGCATACGGGTGTCAAGCTGGCGGGCTGAATGTTGAGCACCGGAAACTTCCAGTTGCGTTGGCTGGCTGGAATAAACGGCCACTCCGACCCGTCCAAATTTGCGCCGGATCAAGTTCATTTCAATTTGTAAAAGTGGGTCATTGTTCCTTGATATACCTGAGATATCACGCTGGCCCTTTTCAGTGTTACCAATTTTTTAATCCTTCTATGGGTTGCGGATCGGGATATGCTGGGATGGATGAGTTGCATCAATTCAGTGATTGTAAAACATCCCTCGGGCCGCTCGTTTGACAGGGCCTCAGCCCACTCCTTGGGGATATTTAACTCAGTTGAGTGAGTATTTTCACTCGTCTTATTGGTCTTCATATTTGAACAGTGTTGGTCTCGCTTCGGGTATCTTAAAGAAACGTTTGTCGAGTTTTAATTCTCCATTGTTGATTCTGAATCGTATGGCACCAATATCCGGCACCATCCCCAGTGCGGACTTCTTATACATGTATCTGGTCTGTAATTGCCAACATGGCAGCGTGAATCCGTGTTGTCTGGTAAATTCCACACCAACAAACGAATGGACATGGCTTCTTAGGATAACGTCAACCTTGTGCTTGTGTGATTCGTTCAGCAGGGCGAATACCAATTCCCTGGACACCGGAGTTGTGCGATACCATCCGGTCCCCACCTGAATATGATGTGCGGCGTGGAACGTGAACCCGCCAACTCTAAGGAACAGCTCTTCGGCTGAGACGGATCGACCGGTTCCAATCTTCACCGCACCCATCTTTTCCGCCAGAATGTTTTCCAGGCTTTTTCCTCCGGCGTCAACATGATATCCAGTGCCATTAATGATGTATAATTGCTTGGGATGGAACATGTTGATTAAGAGCTCGGCACAATGCATTTGATCCTCCAGGTCGGTCGACCAGCAGGGCACTCCCGATTCCTTGCGTGCCTGACCTTCAATCAAGTCACCATTGGCGATCAGGATGTCTGGGTTTTGCCAGTCCCGGGCCAGACCGGCCCATGCGTCATACAGGCCCTTCTGGGCTGCTGAGTACCGGAAGTATCCCCCTCCGCATAGTTCCATGTCTGGAACGCATATGGCGGATTTGCTTCCGGCGTGAATGTCTCCCAGTCCTACGATTGATATTTCTTTCATATTATTTCCATGGTGAACCTGTCATTTCCGCATTCCATGCAGAACTTGGGGCTAAACGGATGCCCCCAGTCGCATTCTGTGCACACATACACCAGTTCGGGTTTGATGTTGTCAGTCTTGGGCAGTAATTTTACCGTCTTGAACTTTATCGGCCTGGCCTGTGACAGCCTTCCCTCCGACAGATTCCTCACCAGTGCCAGTGTGCTTGTGGGCGTCATTGTTTTCCTCGATTGAATAGTTTATGGCCAGAAAGTTGTTTCCGATCAGTTCGCAGGAAAGTGGCCGCAGCTTTCCGCATAGTTCATAGGCCAGGCTGTGGCATTCCACAATGAACCATTCCAGGTTGACCGGAGGCTGCTTTACATCCGGCCCCCATCCGAACGTGAAGTTCAATACCGGAGGGGCACCGTTGGCGGAAATCTTCTGTACCACGAACCGGATTGACCCCATAGAATCAAACACGTTTACGGGTCCGGGCATTTCCGGCTTGTATTCCTTTCCGTCCGCAGGCTGGTCAAGTTTGAAGACATGCTCCAATGCCTTTGAAAAACGAAGCTTCATTTGTGTAACCGACTCCGGAAACACCGGGATTAACTGTGGGGATTTGACTTTCTTTGCCATATGTGCTATGTTATGGTTGTGCTGTGGTTTGGACTGAAACCTCTTCGGTACGCGCAATGGGCGCGGGTGATAAAGATTTCTTCTTCCGAGTTTTCAGTTTGGAAGATTTTCGTTTTGCTGTTTTCTTTTGTTCTGATGGTTCCGAGGCTGTCACGGCTAACACGCCGGGACTGGTTTCGGAAGGTGAGGGTTTGTTATCGGTGTCCGATTTTTGACCCGCTGCTCCTGAGGTGTAGACCGGCCCGGCCACCGGGGGCACATCCGGCATACCCCGGCTCGAATCTTGGATGCGGATGCTTTGTTCCTCTAGTCGCAATGCTTGAGGAAAACTGCTGGGCACGACTTGCGCTTCCACAATCGGGGCTTGGCTGGTGAATGCGAAACGGATCGCAGGTGCCGCATCCCTGATCGCGGCAAGCACCGAGTTGCAGAACAGCAGGTCGGACTGGTCGGTGTAGTCTATTCGTCCCCTGATGGGGAACTCGTCGACAATTTTTAACAGCCTTTCTATTTTTTCGTTCATTTTAGTTTCCAAGGTATTGTCCGGTGGCGGCGCATTCCAGGTATTGGGCGGATGAGTTTATGGCCCGGGCAACTTCTATAAGTTCAAGGCACGATGTCCGGTTGAGCTTCTGTCTCTTTTTTCCCACCGCCCTCTTCGCCAGACCGGATGCCCGTCGGCAGTTGCGAATGATGGTCTCCGATATTTCCTGGAAGTGTTTCATGGCTGGTTAATTGTAAAATTTCATCAAGTATGCTGTTTCCGTTTATTTCGTTTCCTATGCAATGCCATCCTTCGTGCGGCTCTCGGGCGAACATTTCAAGCATTTTTCTGTCTTCTGATCCAGATACATGCTCAATCATTGCCCGCATTTCCACAGGCTTTGCGCTGTGTTCCGTTCTGGGGGCGGTGAACCCGGTAATCCCTTGGGCCCTCTTTCCATTCTTGTTAAGATATGGCAGATTGCCCCTTACTCCAAATAGACAGTCTTCGGTGATGCCTCTAAAATACTGTCCGATTCCCATTCTGTCCTTCATCCAAGTAATCTTGGTTAGCGGAATACGGACTCGCACCATGCTTGGATGAATTTCGCGGCAACTTGTGGCACGATTGCATTGCCGTAGCCCCGCAGGAGTCCCACGCGACCGGATACCCCATGAGCCAGCGGGAATGTGCCGGGTTCAACTGGCCGCCACTTGCCATCCCGGCAGAGGAGCCAATCAGCAGCTCGCCAGTGGCCGTTAGTCGGGCCGGGGTGCCCATCGGGAGTGCCTGCCCCGAAAGGTGCAATCCGCCCGCCGAGTCCCGAGAGTTTGGTCCGCCATGATCGCCGTCCGTTGCATTCGGCGTCCGCCAGCTCGCCAGATTCGCCTGCCGCGGAAGCTGGTCGAGCCGCGTGCGCGTCGTCCCGTCGGGATTCGTCGCAGTCGCCCTGGGCGACTCCAACGCGCTCTGCGACGAAGTAGAGCCGCTGGCGGATGTGCGGCGCCCCGAAGCCCGCAGCGCACAGATCAGCCGTCCCGATGGCGTAGCCCGCTCTTTCCATGTCAGCGCATACTCCATCGAGCCATTGCAGTCCAGACTTGCTCGCAACCTGCTCGCCAAACACGACTGGAGGCTTTTTGTTGCCGATGAGGTTTCGGAAATCCGGCCACAGGTGTCTTTCGTCAGATTCTCCCATTCCTTCGCCAGCACAGCTAAACGGCTGACATGGGCATGAGCCTGTCCAGACAGGTTCTGTGTCTGGCCATTCGGCGAGGCGCAGCGCGAGTGGCCACCCGCCGATTCCGGCGAAGAAGTGGCATTGGGTATATCCAGCAAGTTCAGTTGGTTTGACATTTTGTATATCCCTTTCATCCACATGACCGGGCGGGATTTCGCCAGCGCGGATTAGTTCGCGCAACCAGGCAGCCGCCTTTGGGTCGTGTTCGTTGTAATAGTTCATTCATCAAAAATTCCGCTAACAAATCACTGGAGCGAATGTCCACCGCGGCCATCGCTCAGTTCTACGTTCAGGCGATGCGGGATACGCCTTCCAGTTATTCGGACGGTTCAGGTTCCGCACGCCTGAACTCACTGTTAGCCCAAAGATGTCATTCGGACTTTGAACGGGTTTGCTGGCTGTGACTGCTCTCCGTGGCAGGTGTATCCCGCAGCCACGGCCATCGCGGTTGCCAGCAGGTGTAGTATCACGTCTATTCCGCTGTCGTCTATTATCCAGCACTGCCCGCCGCGCACCATATGGATTTCAGTTTTGCCGTCGTTCTCACCCGTGAGTGGCCGCAGCCTGATATGTGGCACCTTGTAGCCATCAATGACCGCGTAACTCCATTCAGGCTCGACAAACGGCCCGATGATTTCTGCATGTTTATATGTTTTTGTCATAATATTTTGGGCTAACAAATCGTTTAGATGCTTCAGCGTCGGCGAGCACCTTTAGATGGCTTGCGCGTTCTCGCATCAGGCCGCAGTCGCAGGCTTCCGCTTCGTTCGTGATTATTCCCAGTTTGCCATTGGCGTTGGTCACTTTGGATACGAAGCACCAGTCAAAGTGCCGTCCGTAGTTTTCGAGCGCGGAGTTTTTCGTTACCAGCGCGGCTCGCAGAGCTTCTATTTTTTGTTGTTCGTTCATACGCATCTAACCAATCGGTGCAGGCAACGGCGGGTTGCGCTGCGGGTTAATTCCAACGTCAGGCTCCGCCGTGCCTGACCTCAGTGTTACATATCTGAATCCCCACGATTCCATGACTTTCAATGCATCTGGAAGGTGATTGTTTGTTGACCACATATACAGATGACAGTTTGTGTCAGCAATCCTGTGCACTGGCAGGATTGCTATATCCCCAGTTTTCATCAGCGGATAATGTCGGTCTGCGCCCCTCCTGATGGCCCCACCTCCAGACTCCATCCATGGAGGATCGCAATAGATAATTTGAAACTTCATTTTACTTGAGCAAGTGACGAGTCTTTTTGTTTCACTTCAATCAATGCGCCGAGAGTCTCATTAACCATTACCTTGGCCTCAGTCTTCTTGACTTTGATGCGCGCGGCCACAGTGTTCTCCAGTTCTCCAAGCGGTATTTTGACAATGGCCATGAAGGTTTCAAGGTCAATCATTCCTGCGTTCATCAAGGCAAGATAAGCCTTCTTGTTGTCGATGATGGAGCGAACGTTGTCGCCGGGTTCGAGTTTCCATCCTGGAATACATTCTGGATTCTCTTTTAGCAATTCCTTGCTTCTTTCCTTTACCGCTTTGATGATGGACTCGGCGGCTTTGCAGGCGTTCAACAGAATCACCAACCTATCCGGAGTCATTACCGCCACCTCATCCCGGCGAACCAGGGATGCATTTGTCACCAATCCGTGTGCCTGCGGGCAGGAGATTTTGGCCCCGCAATACTGACAGTGGTTGCCTGGGTTGCGTATGGCTTCCTGGTTTTGTGAGTCCTTAATTATTTTTAGTATGCGTGTTAAAGCAGCCGCCATATCCTCGCGCCGATAATGTGCAATGGTGGGTTTTGACGAAACCAGCGGTTGGATTATGGCGGCAAAGCATTCTTCCACAGTGGGAAAATTGACATGAATCAGGCATACCAGAGACATCAATTGCAGATTGTTCTCCGCGCTCTCCACGTCTCCCGGAAGTGACTTGTAATCAATGATTAACGCCGTCTTGCCATCCATGGTGACAATCACTTCGTCTGGCTGTCCTGAAAAGTTCTGCGGATGTTCCAGGGCATACCAGTAGCGGTGTTCAGCAATGCTGTCGAACTCTCCAGCAATGACCTGTTCGATGATCAGCTTTCGCTGCTCTTGACAGGACTGTGCCACAGATAATTCATCAGGACTCAAAAGTTTGAAGTTCTTGTCATTGGGCTTGGCAAGGTATTTATGCACCCTATCCCCAGAGGATGCCCACTCTTTATGGGACTTGATCTTGGTGGGTTCAACCTGTTTGATGAGGTTGTTAGACCCGGGACAGTGTTCCAATCGGGACATGGAACTTGCGCTAGGAAGTCCCTTTCGTGCGTCTTTTTTCATTTTGAGTTATTCAATCTTTCAAGTTTGACGGCTATTTCATCCATCATCAGCATGCTCAACGGCTGCGGCTGAACGGAAGGCAGGAAGTGGAAGAACTTGTCCTGTCCATGAAATATGGTTCCCAGCTTGTCGGGGCCACGGAATACATGGTACGACTGGTCGTGTGGTTGAAAGAAAAAGTCCAGCATGTTATTTCTTTAAGGTTTTGAGAATGGACTTCCATCCGGAGTTTGCGGCATCAATCGCCTTGGGTTGCATTTCTGACACTTCCTCAAGACTGTTCAATGACTCGTCAAACATTCCGGTGGCTCGCCCCAACTCCAGCAGCGGTTTCTCTTCGATGTTTGACGCGACCATGTTCTTGCGAAGCAGGATCAGGTTCTCGGGCACAACCTTCTTGGGAGTTTCCGGAACTTCACCACTTCCAACCGTGAAGGTCTTTGGTGCCGCACCCGTATTCGCCTGCTTGATGGACAATCCCGGAAACGCCTCATCAACCGTGGTGTCCCCATCGTTGATAGCGGTTCTGAGCCCGGTAATCACCAGAAGATGCGACACTCCAACATCCGACCAGCCTTGCACTCCCAGGGCGCGAAATGCCCTTGAATCATCAACCTTGATGAGTTTCAGCCAGTCCTGTGCCCGCTTCTTGCGGCTGTCGATGGTCTTCTCGTCTCCGGCGGCCACTTTCTTGGCGGCGTCAATGATGGACTTGCACACCGACCGGGGTATGACCTTGAAGGTGGCGTCACGATAAGCCTTGGCCAGTGCGGCCTTGGCGACCACGGCCCGCTGCCGTTCAGAGTAAGGCCTGCCTTCCTTGGTGACGGTTGGCTCGATGACCTCGCTCTTACCGGCGTAATTGGATTCCAAATCAATCGCAACCCCCTCGCACTTTACGAACCGCTCGGTCTGTTCGATCAGCCGGGACGCAACCCTAAGATTTCCGTATGATGCAGCGACAATTTCAGCGAGTCGAATGGACGCGCCCTCGGCAATCTTTCCATCTCCCACGGGCCGTTGATAGATGCACGACTCGGCGGTTTCCTCATCCAAAGTGGCCATGCTCAACGCCCGCTTTTGAAACTGTTCCAGAGAACGCGGGTATGCCCTTGCGGTGGCGATCTGAACATCTATCTCCGCCCGCTCAAGCGTTCCGGCAACCGATACCGGCAACACCTCAACTTCAATCGGTACTAATCCTTGTTTCATAAATTATCGTGGTCGGGAAGTCGAAATATCGGACATGGGGCGAGAGGAGTCCAAACCCCCATATCCTACTGGAAGGCAAGGCGGTTCTGGCGCTGGCATGACTGGCATTGGATTGAGCGCGTCTTTTAAGAATTCTTGTTCCACCGCTTCTGGGTGGTCAAGGTATTCCGAAAGTTTTTGAAGCAGACAGTCCTTGCAGTCAAATACAACCTTCTGACATCCTACTGTTACGATATAGCCATTAAGTACTGGTTTAATTGTTATTTCTCTCATATTGGGCTTGGTGGGTATTGTTGGTATGGTTTATCTTTCTCGACTTGGAATATGGTGTTGATCGCACCACTTTTGGTATTCTCTTCCGTCAGAGCCAAACGGGTTATTCCATGGCTTGAACGGGTCTCCAGATTCTGACATTGAATTCCATTTCTGGAAAGGTGAATCATTAAATCCTACATTTGTTCTCATAAATCAAAATGGTACTTCCGAGTCATCTGGTGCGGGTGATGGTTCTTTCGCCTTGTCAACCCGAGCGTCTTCCTTGCGAGATTGATATATCTTCGCATTTCCAATGATGGGTCCCTTTTTCCCTTCGTTTCGCTGTTCCTTGGTTACTCCCTGAACCGCCACGTAGTCATTGCCATATTCGGAATCGGGAGTCTCAAACAGCACCACATCGAGATACGTTTTTCCATTCTTGCCTTTGACCAGGAATTCTTTATTTATCTTTCCGGTTTCAATGTTTACTGTTATCATGGTAATCCGAGTGATTTTTTAATGAATATGATTGTTGGTTGGGTCAGCAAATCTTTAGGCTGGCAGAACAGCACCCTCCAACCCATGGCGGCTGCGGTGTTGAGCTTTTCGTGCTCCTTGATCAGCGAGGCTCCGAAAACATGCCTGCCTTTGGGTATGAACAATCCCCCCTGCACTTCCAGGGCCAGTTTTTGGGTGGGAGATAATTCCCATGCAAGGTCGAATCTCCAGCGTCGTCCTATGCATTCTGCGAATCGGTGTTCAAATATGGGAGTGGGAATTCCATGCTCGGCAAGATACGAGACGACCAGCTTTGGGTTATAGCTCAGTTTCATTTATTCTTATTCAACTTACTTCCTACAGTATAGCACAAGTCTGGAAAAAGTCAAGGGCTGGCATGCAGATTTATCCAACTATTTTGTGGTGCTTCCTAACCATATGATTTACAACACTTTGTCCCAGGAACATTAGCGTACATTCTATATGCTTGCAGGGCGTATACGGAACCCCCCTCTCCATATCCTTCTCGATGACCGCTATGTAATAGTCACAGGTGCAGATTGGGTGGCTGGGATTATCCATCACGTCAACTATGTATTCCTTGAATGGGTCGGTCTCGCTGGGAACCGAGAACCTTCCGTCCTCTAAGTGACTGACTGTCATTGTAATACAACAGTGGAGTCTCCCACAATTCCAGGCAGGGTCTGGGTGTCGAATGCGGCCAGGGTGTTTTTCAATCTCTTAAGCCTTCCATCTTCGATCAGGAATGCAGACCGGCGCAGCTTTCTTGCCCGGTCTCTGCGATATTCTCCATCTTCTTTGATTCCGGCCCGGAACATCTCGGTGGCAGAATTGTCCAGTTGTTCTGCCTCCTCAATCTTCTGTTTTACCTTTCGCTTGTGGTCGTTGATTTCAGCAACAATGCTGATTCGGTCGGTGTATTGCTTTTGTCGTCTCATGGGTCTTTAGATTGCGTGTTGGGAACGTCCGACCCTGCAAACTGCGAGCGTTCGGTTATTGTCATTCTTGCGCCATCAAAGTTGCAGAGAACTTCCAGGCCCGCTCCTCCCTTGGTTGATTTCAGCACCTTCAAGTGCATCAATGTGGGGTCTTCTTCGTCTCTCCAAAGACCAAGCAGCAATCCGCATGAGGCCTCTATGCTGCCGCTTTCCTTGCCTGAATGCAGCCCAATCTTCCTATTGCCCTCGGTGGGCCGCTGGACTTGGGACGAACAGATGATGATTGTCCTGGTGGACTTGGCCAGCACTTTCAATCCTTCTGCAATATCTGATACCCTCTCCCTGCGATTGTCTCCCATTCCTTGCATTAGCTGGATGTAGTCTATTAAAATTAACCGTGGCCTCTCGCCCAGTTTCAGCTCTCCGCGCATGATGTATCGTTCAATGTCCTCCAGTGTGAGTTTGGATTCTGGACAGACGAAGAGATTTTTAAATGCGGAGTCCAGTCCCGCCCCCAGAGAGTCGCCAGACAGATATCCGGTCTCAATTTGAGAGCAGGTCAGTTTGGATTTGTGTGCCAGAAATCTCTCGAACAAAAGCTCTTCTGGAAGTTCCAACTCAAACATGATGGTTGGCAGTGGTCTGGAGACTTCTGCAATCTGTTGCAGCACGGCGGTTTTCCCTCCCCCTACATCTCCCAGCACAAACACCAACTCCCCCTCCACCAGGGGACGTATGTGTCTTCCGAATGTTGGAATCCACTTTCCAAGGTCAAGTTTTAGTTCGGAGGCTCTACGAACGTGTGCTTTATACTTTCCCTCCATCTCGCTCATGGAATAAATTGGGAGTTTGATTCCTTTTACAAAGGGATGTGCCGAATTTTTAATGTCGTCGAGCGCCCTTTTGGGTCCAGATGGGTCTTTGAAAGTGGATATATAATCTGAAACATCCTTGATCCCCTCTGGCAGTTTGATGATTCTTACTGTCTTTACCTTTCCGCAGATTGAATCAAAAACCAGTTCGACGTGCTTTTTGCCGGGATCGTCAGAGTCTCCGCAAATCACAACGTCTTTTCCAACAAGCGTTTCTGTATATCCGTCAAGCCATTTTCCGGCTCCCCCAACATTGCATGTGGCGCAGTATCCAAGCGCGACCAGATTGTCGGCATCTTTTTCGCCCTCACAAATCCAAACTTCCTGCGATTGAAGAACTTCCGGCAAATGATACAAAACCCTTTCAACCCCATCCATTGACCAAACCCACTTTCCGTCCACCAAATGCCTCTGCCGAAACGACTTGGGTTGAAGTCTTACCGCCTGATACACTTCATTTCCTGAGTGATTAAGGTATGGATAAACGCACTCGATTTCAGGTTTTACTGTTGTTGCTGCCGATGTTGATTTTGGAACAATGAAGGGTCTGTTTTCCCGGTCTGGAAATAAATCTCCCATCTTGAGTCCCAGGGAAGAAACCACCGATTCCGTAGAACAGCCAGCGTGACAAGTAATCAAAACCCTTTCGTCATTGCCCCGGCAAATCTGCAACGATGCAGTTCCATCCTCGTGTGCCGGACAGTTGGTGAGAATTCCTTCCACCCTTCCTCCCAGCTTCCTGAACCTGGGAAACCTTGTGATGAAATCCTGATACTTCATGGGGCAAAATCAACCACTTTCTTTTGTTTCTGTTCTGATTTTTGGCTCTGCATGTATCCATACGACTTCCATTGCCGTATGGTTGCCTTCCAATCCTTCATTGGATATTTTCCATTCATCCACCTTCCACCTTCCTTGCCGGATTCCTTTCCCCAATAAAAGCCCTCTGCATCAAGTTTTTGCAGTCCGATGGATTCGCAGAATTGAATCACTTCCTCAAGTGTTGGATTAATAAAATCTCCAGACTCCGACCTGCAATTTCTTGTTCTTTCTGCTCCAGAAGATTTCTTGAGTATTTCTCTATACTTTTCCCAGTTTAATATTTTCCAGCCCCAATCCCGATGGGCATCCAGTTTTTCGATCCTTCTTCCATCGAATTGCTGGTCCCTGCTGTTTGGGTCTGGAGACTCTAGCTTTTCTATTGCCCGATTAATTTCTTCAATTGGCATGTTGAGCCTCCTGGATAAGGACTGTCTGGTCATGTCCAGAACGCCAGTCTTGTAATCACAGAGCTTGAATAAGTCTTCAAAGACGTGCCTTACCCTGTAATCCTCCGCAATGGAAGAATCTAATATTTTAAGGAAAACCCTAACAAACTGGTTGCTGGTGGAGCTCATAACGTTACACTGTAACACGTCGTAACACCTGACGTTACGACGCATATATCTATATCTGTCTCTGTATATGTATTTAAGAGATAAGGGGTGTGGGGGAAAGAGAAGCCCCTATCACCCATGCGAGCCTGGTCATTGTCTGACCGGAGAGCGCCAGAACTTCTGGCGGGCATAGGGGGCAAATTATGTCTGACTCGCATCGTACAACAAGATAGCACACATCCAACGTTTGTCAAGTGGTTAAATCTTTTTTCTTGCAACCGGTTGACTATGAGGTATATTGAGTGGTTATGCTTACATGCTACACCTCCTCAACAGGCCTTCCCACATTGCTGTGGCAGACCTATGAAGTTCCACTAACCTCAGGCCCGATCAGCCTGGCACCGACAAACATAGCGATTACTTCTTACTCAGGAGACGGCGTTGGAAATGTTACTTTTACTTGTTCCGGTGGAATCCTGTGGGCCAGGGTGGGCCAATTTGTAAACGTATCTGGAATAGTGGAGTATCCCAATCTAAACCAGACATCATTCCTGATAACGGCAGTAGACTACACCAACACCACGATCACATGCAAAATACCCACCAACCCTCAGAACTATGGCACCAACACCTTTAGCGCCACCAGCGCAGCATCCGGAACGCCAATCATATCCATGGTTGCCATGGCTCAGAGGGTGTATTTCAAGACAAAATCAGGTGCCGGAGATGTGCAGGTTTCGGTAGACGACATCAGCCTAAATCGAGGCTATGGTCAAATCACAACCTATTCATCTGGAACAGTTTATGGACCTATCTTCATGCCAAGGGATTTCAAGTTCAATCTCGGAGACTGGTACGGTATTTCTACGTCTGGAACTACCATCCTGCAAATAATGTACATCTGAAATAAAACTTGCAACCGACCATCATCTGACCTAGATTCACCACAATGCTAACAGCCACGTCATCCGCAACCGGGCTTCCCAATCTGGGCTGGTTAACCTATTCGGCAACCATCGCAACCACCCCCACATCTTTGGCACCCCCCAACATCTTAATCACCGGATATGTTGGTGACGGACTGGGCAGTGTTACGTTTTCTGCATCGGCTGGAATATTCTGGGTTAGGGTCGGACAGGTGGTTAACGTATCTGGCATCACGGAAGACCCGATGCTGAATGCCAAAAGTTATCTCATTACCTCCGTTGACTATGCTGCCAAAACAATTACAGCCACCATTCCCCAGAACCCAGACAACTGGAGAGAGAGCGCGTTCGCAGTTACCAACAACAGCCCAACCGTTGGTGGAATCATCTCATTAGTGGTTATGGCTCAACAGGTTACAATTTCAGTTCCTTCCGGCGGTGCTACGGTTTCCATCTCCCCCGACTCGGTCAGTCTGGCAAACTCATATGGATGGTTCACGACTATCACCTCCGGGAATTCCCTGACCCTGACCTCACCGACCCAGTTCAAGTTCAACATGGCCGACCTGTACATGACGGTAGGTGGAGGAACGCAGGCGGTAAACATTCTATGCATCTAAATTTATGGCACACGCAAAAACAAATCTAGGTGGTGCGGTTCAGGTGTTGGGGGCCTCTCTGGCGGGAATCGGATTCCTTACCCAACTATCCCAAATCTCACCCAACACATCCACAATACTATCACCCACGCAGCTTGCTGTGATGTGGTATGTGGCCCTGTTTGGAGTGATTGTGGGCGCAATTGGCAAGGCCCTCACCGCGTACTATGCCGCTGACGCTTCAATTGTAAACAACATCGCAGACGCCGTCGATGCCATCAACCAAACCGGCCCAAACAAATCCGCAGTTCCTGCGGTAAGTCCATAAATAAATTATGTTTCAAGTCATCATCATCCTGGCCGTTGTTGGATTGCTGTTGTGGGTATTAAACACCTACCTGCCAATCGACGGAACAATCAAAAAAGTAATCAACGTAGTAGTGTTAATTTGCGTGGTGTTCTGGTTGCTCCAAGTGTTTGGGGTTCTGGGACATGCCCACGACATCCCCGTCCCACAACTCCGATAATATACCAACCATGAAAACCCTATTATTCACAGCGGCATTGGTGTCAATGCTGTCGCTCTCCGCCGCCGCCCAAACAGTGGTATCCACCAACACGGTAACCACCGTCAGCAACGTTATATCTTCTGTTCCAGCTGGGGCAACCAAGGTCGTAACCGATGGGTACAACTTCTTCAAGACACTGACCTTGACCAATCCCATTTCAGCCGGTATCTTCGGTCTGCAAAACGGGTCTGGAAATTACGGCGGCGGCATTGAAGTGAATGGAGTCAACACAAATTCCATGGTAAACGCCGGTTTTGCGATTGCCGGAATCCAGACCGAGACGACCGACCTGAACACGGGCAAGAAAACTCGGGCATTTAACTTTTACGACGCCACGATTAACCTTTCCATCTCCACCGTGGAAACCATTCCTGTTCTAAACCTTCCGGTTATTGTGCGACTATTCTCCGGACCATTCACCTCTTTGAATGGAGGGGTGTTAATTGGAGAGCAGAGCGGGTTGACCGGCGACCTTAATTTTCAGGTCGGATCGGACAAGTTCATCGATTTTGGAGGTGGGGTAGTGAACTGCGCCGGTGCCGCCGCGCGTGGATTGCAACCTGCCATGCCCATGGCTCACATCAACTTCACTTGGAAGTTCTAAATGTCATACGGTTTCAAAAACCTGTCATTGGCCGTCAGAACCTATGACGGCCATAATTTCATTCTGCTGGAGCCACTTGAGTATGTGACTCAAGATGGTCGCGTACTGAGGGCCATTGACGGTGGTTCCACGGATGGGATTTCTACTCCAAGATTCGTGTGGGACATTATTCCTCCGTTTGGGCCAGAATGGTTTCCGGGCCTATTACACGACGCCGGGTATCATAACTTCCTGCAAGAGCTACAGCCCGATGGAACATGGACACAACTCACCCTGTCCCGGTTCGAGTGCGACGAGTTGATGAAGGAAGCCCTTGCGGCGCAGGGAGTTGCAGATGTAGAGATTGAAACAATTTATTACTCGCTTAGACTTGGCGGAGGTTCAGCTTTCGACAGTGACCGACATGCCTGATGAAAACCCAATCTCAGAGGCTTCCATTCACCAAGCAATGGAACAGTGTCAAGGTGTGGTCTCAAGGGCTGCACGAGTGCTGGGGATAACCGGACCCGATCTAAAGCAAAAAATCAACGGAAACAAGAACTTATCGCTTAGGTGGCAGAGAAAGCACAAGACCCCACCGATTCCAGTAGACTACACAGACATCAACCGGGCGGCCCCGACGCTTCCTACGGCTCCCAGCGAGGCTATAGCGCCATTAATAGCGGAGGACGCAATGGCCAGGTTGATTGAGAAAGAGGACAGGCTGGTAAGAAGCGGTCTTGAAAACATTGGAATATCCGGGGAAGACCTTGATCTTGCTGTCAATCTACAGAAATTCCATCGAGCCCATTTCCGAAATGTGGTCGATCTTCTTGGTGGGGGAATAGCCCGACAGTTCATAGAGATGATGATTGAGGTAAAGAACATCACCTCGGTAATCAACGACCCAGACAAACAATCTGTGAACAGCGAACTTGCGCTAGATTACGAGGAAATGCTTCGCAAGGACAGAAGCAGACTGCTTGAATTGATGAACGGAATGTATGACCGGGCACTCAAAGCCACCCTCACCGCCGCAAGAATACGTCAGCTTTCACAGTCTCAAAACCTAGGAGGAAAACCACCACGCAGTCCGTCTTTTGGCCCACTAACCAGAGAGCCGCAAGATGCGACCTAATTTCACAGACGACCTTGCCAGCGCCATAGTTGAGCAATTCGAGCCGGTCGAAACACCGCCACCGCCCACATCCAAACCCATTCCCGACAAGACGTGGGAGCCCGATCTTAATCCAACCCAGAAACTGGCATTTCACAGTTCGGCTTTGAACGTATTGATGGAAGCCGAAAAGGCAAGCGGTAAATCAATCTGTGCCGGTTATATGGGGGTTAGACACGCCTACGACAACGATAACGCCCTGGTTCTAATCATCACACCCTCACTGCGGTCTGGATTTGAAGGCCTTTGGTATGACATGGATACCTTGATTCTTCCAGCATGGAAGGACGGAATTGGACTGGAATACACCGCCAGCAAACTAGACCCGCTCACCAAAGATCGACATAGATGGATCAGGAACAGATATGGCGGCTGGTCCAAGATTCTATTGATGTCAATTCAGTATTCTGTTCAGGTTGAGCATCGAGTAAAAGCATGGTCTCCCAGCATGGTAATTGTGGAGGAATTGACCAATTGCGACGGCAGGGAATACTTCGTCTATCCAAAACTGCAACTGGGTCGCAGACGGGGAATCACCGGACCACAGCAATTTGTTGCCACCTGCAATCCAGAAGGTCCTTCTCATTGGGTATTCAAGGTATTTCATGTAGAATGCGTTGATGAAAAGACCGGCATCAGAGACAAGGATTTTTCCATATTCCACATTCCATTCACTGAGAACGCACATAGGGTTCCCAGGGGCTACATGGAACAGCTTCAAAAGACCCTCAAGAACGACCCGACCGAATACCGCAGACTGGTTGGTGGAGAATGGGTGGACCGGCCAAGGGGAGATGGAATACTTACCGAATACTGGAATCAGGACCGGCACTGTAAGGGGGATATTATCAAAGGAGAGGGATTACTGCCCCGGCCCGGATGGCCCATCCACATCGGATACGACCTGGGACAGATGTGGTCGGCAATCATATTCGAGCAATTCATACCCATGAAGGACAAGAATGTCATAATAATTTTCGATGAAATCTGCAAGTTTTACAAACGAACGCTGTATAAAAGCCTGGCCTGGGAGGTGATTGAAAGGATGCGGTTCTGGAAGAAAACATGCAATTTCGAGTTTCAATACATGCACATCACCGATGAATCGGCCATCAACCAGTACCGGCCCGGCACCGGAAGTTACGACGCAATGGAGTTTGAGAAAGAGTTCAACAAAGCCGCCCCTGAATTTTCAAAAGACATCGGTGCCGTTGGAGTGAGACAGATTAAGATGATTGGCTGCCCCAAGGGACAGGGAAGCATCTCGGCCCGAATCAGATTACTACAATCCAAATTGTGGCAGGATGAGTTATTCGTTTCTGCAACCTGCAAGAATGTGCGAGACATGATGGGGAATCTGGAGGCCGACAAGGAAGACCCAGAGAAACCCAAGCGACAGCACCCATACGTGGATGTGTTTGATGCCTGTTCGTATCCCATGTTCAAAGAGTCGCTGGGCGGAAGGTTGGTTTTCAAACAGGCCGAAGTGGCACCAAGACTCATCAGAGTAGGCTCCGGTTAAAGAAATCTTGACACCAACGGTGATATGGCATATTTTATGGTCGAACATACATTTTCCATTAACTAACAAAGGCACACCGCCATGATGAATACCACACAAATCGACAAGGTCATTATTGACACTCGGGACGAACCGGAACTCGCTTCATTAGTCAGCAAACTACAACCGGGCGACGAGCTGACAGTAAAAAGCGCCGTCTTGCAGTTAGACCAATCTGATGACAATACCTGCACATTCTCAATTTCCGAGATAGAATTCGTCACCCCCAAGGGATCAACCAAGTCCGGTGATACCGCCGAAAACGACGAACCCGGCGTCAAGGTGGTAAAGGGGGACAAGGAAGACGAGGACGCCGAAGAGGAATCCGAAAATGGAGTCAGCGCCAACCCAACCACAAAAACCGCCGACGGAATGCAGCCGTAAGAAGCGAAGGAATTACAAACATCAACGAGAACTGCTCAAAACCGGCGCTGCGTATCGTATCCACAGGCATTACGAAAGGCTTGGCATTCATGCCGGATGGAGCCTGCAAAGCGCCGTAAACCTATGCCAGCAACTCAACTGCACCATGGAAGAACTGGCGGAGCTATGCTGCCTCAAGAAGTCGCAACTGGAGCGGGCAATCTACAAAGGAAAATTCGAGCCGGTAGCGTCTCTTCATTTCGCAATCATACAGAGTGCCCTGGTATATTTCAGAACCCAACACAGCGGAGAACCAATCATGCCAATGAACTTCATTGGTAAAAAATATAGAGACCAATATGCTTCAGCCGTGCTCTAATCAGGTATTAATACATCCAGTGGACGAAGGCGAACAAACACTAAGAGGATTTATACTTCCACAGAATGCCGCACCAGACCCTCGCAATCCACACATAAATGGAAAAGTTCTAGCACATGGGCCGGGCAGGCGGTTTACCAATGGCACCCTGATTCCGGTGGAGGTGCGGATTGGCGACATTGTGAAATATGATCCATACGGCCATCAGGATGTGGACGTTGAAGACTTACACTGCCATCTCACGAGAGAGAACAACATCATCGCTATTGTAAAACGGGCTTAATATGGTAAACTACGACATCCTGGAACGGTTTGGAACCAACGATTCCCGACTGCGAAAATTCTTCACGTCCAAGATGCCCGATCCTCGCAAGCAGAAAAAGATGTCTCCCGGAGAACTAAAGGCTATCACAGAAGAGGTAAAGTTAAGGGAGAAGTTCAAACTCATGGTTGCCGGTTGGTTGCAGGAGCATATATACCATTCTCTGGTTAATCATGCCATCTATTCCGCAGTAGATTTGGCATGGGATTCTTGCCCCATCAACAAGCAGATTCTTCCCCTGATGCAATACGCTCAAGGAAGGATAGACATCCCAAAAGCCGCAAAAGCCATGGAGGGAGTTCCAGGCGGAGACAAGTACGTCAAAAAGAACAAGGATGGAGAGCCCGTATTCATCGATCTTCCAAAGTTCACAGAGGTAAACGTCAATATAGTGCGATCCATTATCATGCGTAGGGTTGCCGCCCAATCGGCAAAATATGCAGGATTGTGGCCATGGTGGAAATATGACCCCCGAAACGTCAGTCAAGTTGGATATCTCAGGGCCGACCTTACCAGTCAGAGAATGGATGTAATGGCTGATGATTTTGGATATCGGCACCAGCAGGACCAGTTCGTGCGTGAAATGCTTTTGTATGGACACACGGTGGCATTTCCCAGATCAAACTGGGAACGATACTGGACCTATGAAGCCGAGAAAATAGCACCAGAACTGGCGGGAAAATCAGATTTCAAGATTACACCCAGAGTGTCCAAGGAGGGGATTGCCTGGGTTACTCCCCACCCATCCAGATTATTCTACGACAACAATCATCCATTGACAAGTCTGAACACCGACACAGGATGCGAATACGTTGGATACTGGGATGTTTGCCGGTGGGGCGATGTGATGGAGAGTCCCGACTTCTTCAACCGAGATTCTGTTTGTTTCTCCAGGGGAATGATTAGCTGGTTTACCACCTTCCCAACCTACTTCAATCAATATTTCGACCGACTCATTCCACCACTGATACCCAACGTGGACGATGACCCGGCCGCCAAGAACGACCGCAAGAATACCATAGGAGTCTATGCCGGTATTTATCAGGGAGGCATGGAAGAAGTGGCCACTTTCTACACCAACCTGTGGGTAAAGGTCATTCCCCAAAACTGGAACTGGGGCACTTACCCGTATCCTGTGTGGATACATTTGAAAGTTGCTGGAGACAATACTGTTGTTTATGCCAAGATAATGCCAAGCAGCCCGGGGGCAGTATACAGCTTCAATGAGCAGGATGCTAGATTCCTTAATATTTCCCTCGCCCACGAGATGCTTCCATTCCAGGACCAGATCACCAACCTGTTCAGCCAGCTTCTGGAAGTGGTTAAGCGAGACCTGTTTACAGTGGCAACGCTGAACAAGGATGTGTTCCCAGACACCGAAGACGGCAAGAAGGCATATGACGAATTTGTAAAGTCAATGACCTCCAAGGATTACTACGCGGGCATCATCATACTTGAGGCGTCTTTCTCAAAGATGCGGGAGATGGGAATTGAGATAAAGGGCGAAAATATATTTAGTGTTACCCGCGCCCAAACCAATACCCAGATAGGGGAAATCCTGCAAGCGATAACAACCACCATAAATCTGGCAGAGCGCCTGGCAATGATGAGCGCCCATGAACAGGGGCAGGTTCCATCGCATGAGATTTCCGCAACCGAGACCGCCGCGATCAGCGGCACAACCGATGTAATTTACAACTTCATTTCTTCCCCAATAGATGAGGGCAGGGCGGCAATGAAACGAATCTGCTTTGAATCCCTCATAGCATGCGGCACGCCAGATATTGAACTTACGGTGGAGGCAAGATATCCACAATCCATAGTGGAGCAGGCTGGATTTGAGGTAAAGCCAAATGAAGATGGTGACATGCCCATGGGTTATGTTCCTGGATTTTACACCATCATGGGCAATAAACAGAACCTGATTCACAACTACATCTTCAATACCCGCGACGGATCATTCCGTTCCATTGGAACCCAACGAGCCCAGGTTTTGGTGCAGATACTCCACGCCATTGGAACCCTGCAACCAGAAGTCCAAAAGGCCGTACTGACCGCCATGGGCAAGAAGAAAGTCCTGGAACTCATCAACACCATGGTGCGCGACTCCGATGCCGGAGTAGACCTGAACATGCAGCTCAAAGATGGCGAAAGCGATTCATTTGAAATGGGAGACGACCAGCAAGTAATGCAGGCCATACAACAACTGGCAGACACCGAACACACAACCGCAAAACAAGTTCAGGCAATATTGCAGGTCATCAGCCAGACCAATCCCCAAGCAGCCGCACAAATTGAAAAACAATCCAGCCCACAAGGTCCACCCCCCGGATCGCCACCCGGTGGGATGACTCAAGGGGCACCACCACCGCAATAACATTATGCCAGAACCCACAAACCCAACACCGGAAGTTCCGGTTGTGACAGAACCTCAAAAACCAGACTCATTCATCCAAAAGATTTTAGGTGATTTGGGTCAAAACGTAGTAGTGGCACCAGCCCCAGAACCCGCTCCAGAACCGACACCCACACCAACGGTTCCCCCGGTAGTGGTTTCAGATGTTACACCCGCAGCACCCGCCACTCCCGCTCCACCAGTATCTCCAGAGCCTCCTCCAGCTCCGGCAGCCAGGAAAAAAAGGGCGAAGATCGTCAATGCCGAATCTATTCTTCCTCCAGAACCCGCACCGATCCCTGCTGCGGAGCCGCCGCCAGCTCCGGTTATACCGGATGACGAACAATATATTTCCTCCCTGACCGAAGAACAAAGGGAAGAACTTAGAGAAATGGAGGTGGCCGAAAGTCTTTACCCCGACCGCCATAAAGGATTGCAGAAGAAGATGGTGGCGTTCTACAAGGAATATGACCAGAAGGTGCAGAAGCTGTCATCGGAAGACCCCGATCGAACCTTTGATGAGAACGACACCGCATTCCAGAAGGTGCTTGCATCCAAACCAAGAATAGGCGCGTCAGAGTCCAGAAGGGTACAGCGCGAGATCGGAACCCGGGAAGCGGAAGAAAGGGTACGAAAAAATCTGGCCCCTCAAATAGAGGAGTTATCAGCCAGGAGCCTTGAAAATGAACTGCGACCCGGAATTGAGCAGATGCAGCATGACATCATACGCGACGTGGGCGAAAAGCTTATTCTACCAGATGTAAACTCACCCATAGCCGACGCCATAAAAGCAAGGTCTACCACCCCAGATAAGATCACCAAGCAGCAAAAAATGGCCCTTACAGTCTACGACGAAGAGGCGCAACGCGCCGCAAAATATGCCGGTGAATATGTTTACTTACTGAGGGGTGCAAAGAAGTTCAACGAGAGAGACGCCACCCACATTGCAATATCTTCATTCATCAATGAACAGTGCAACAGCATAGCAAACTCGGGTCCCGACATAACAGTTAGAAACGGTCGCCGGTTCCTGACCAGGCAGCAATTTTCAACCATGCTTCAATCTAATCCATCTGAGGCATCAACTCTAAATAATAACTTTGAGACCAAGAGTTATTGGACCGCAACCCATAGTCAGATTCTGGAAATGTTTGCCTGGGCTGCCAAACAGGGGGCAGAGGCTCGGGTTGTGCATGCAAGGAAGATGGCGGAAGAATTCGGATACATACCCGCACCAGAACAAAATGTTACCCCTGCGCCACAAAACATACCTGCGGCACCGCCAAACACCCCGACGGCACCGGCTGGTCCAAGACGCATTCCTGGACCCTCCATACCATCAACCCAACCAGCTAATCCTGCTGATTCAACAAGAAGGCCATTAGATGTAAAGTCTGTGTCGGGAAAGCTGTTCAGCATCAAGTAATGTTCGTCATAAAGTAACAATACAGCAAAACAAATCCAAACCCATAAAATAATACTTCTAAATGGTATTTGTTGATTATGATGGTGTTGTATGTTAAGATGTGATCAAAAGCGAAAACCATCGCAACGAAAGATTAAATTATGCCAGACCCCTTAGCCTTTAACGCCGACAATTGCAGCCCCCGCCTTATTAGCGTCGACGACGCGATGAGTTTGACGAGAGCCAGTATTTCCACCTGGACGCAGAGCGACATCGAGAGCGCCTTCTTGAAAGAAATCGGTCTCGACCGAGTGATTGCACAAACCAAGGAAGCGCGAATGGCCGGTGTGCAAGAACGCTCACTTACCGACCTGCTCCTGTCTCGCACCGTTGGATTCAAAGAAGGAAAATCAAGCGGAGCCCCCAGTGTTATCGCCCCCTTTAGCCTGGTTCCTCGCCGGAACAAAGTCAATCCAAACTATTTCAGAGTCAGTGCCGGTGCTGCAACTGGCGGAACATCCCCCGGCGCACACTGGACCCTGACGGTTACCAATGGCACCCAAGACGCCGATGCCTCTCCGTGGGTCAAGAAGCCCAACAGCGCACTGGTAAACATTGAGCGATATTTCCTGCCGGGTCATTATGTTGTGATTGAATGGCTTGGGACCGCCAACGTTTCCATGACTGCCAACATGCGAATTGTTTCGTCCGCCAACATTGACGCCAACTCCGCCTATGTGATTGTTGCCCCCAGCCAGACCTATAAGGGTGACTTTGCTTACGGCGGCACAAATGATGCTGGCACAAACGGATGGTGGGAGTCTGCCACCGGAGGCCAGCAAGCCGCCTATCAGCCCACGACTGGAGTTGTGCAAATCCTCACCAACAGTGTGAGCGACTTCGAGAAATATGGATTCGCACTGCCTGGTTACAACGATTACGGTTTGATCGACTACTGGCAGCAAACCTATCGCTGGGTTCACAAATACAATGATGAATACGTGAAGGCTTTGGAAGCCGCCACAACCAGCGCTGGAACCAAGTTATTCCGCACCCTTCCTCTTGCCAAGCTTCGTGCCCAACAGGAGAAATTCCGTGAGGATGAATATTACCGCACCTGTTTCTATGGCAAGGCCATCAACGAAAACCAGACTACCGCGCTGTGGCAGTCTCTGCCCCGGGTATACGACCCCGCATGGGCCGCTACTCAAGGAGCGGGTTCCACTCTGGCCATCGAATACAAGGCAAATACCAAGGGTTTCAGAACCCAGATGGACGAATGCGGACAGGTTCTTGACAAACAAGGAGGCCCGCTTGACCTTGACCAACTGTTCCAAGCCGGTCATATTGCCAAGCGCGAGCGCGAGGGCGAGGCTGGCATTTCGGTTGACCGAGTCGATGTAATGACCGACCTGCTCAAAACACGTCCGGCGATTCGTCAGTTGATGATGAAGTATTACAAAGCGAAATACTCGTCCGACCTGACTCTCTTTGCCAAAATCGGAGAGAAGATTAGTTTCAATGGTGCCGTCCTGTGGGAGTACGATATGTACGACCTGCCGGATTACGGATACCAGCTCTGTGTGTTCAGCGACCTGTACTTTGATGACCGGGTTGCCCAATTCCAGGGTGCTCAAAAATCAAGAGGACGGGCATTGTGGATGATTGATTGGTCGGATATTATGATCAATCTCATCAAAACGATGAGCGTTCCTCGCACGAACAACCTGTCAGACAACCTGTACATTGATGTGATCACCCCCAATGTCCAGCACTATCTGCTCAACAGCCAGACATTTGAAGTTCGAGTTGGCAATGCCAACCGCCACCAGATAATCGAGAATTTCAGCGACGCCTGTCCGAAGCTGACGGTTACCGGTTGTGACTTGAATGGCTAACAATATTGGGGGCGGGGATAATACCCCGCTCCCGCATAAACCAAAACACAAAGAAAAACACATGAGAAAACTGATTTTAACCACACTGGCGTCGCTGACCGTTATGGCTTATGCTTTTGCACAGCCAGCACAGTGGCCCAACCAAAACAACGGAAACAGCCTGCCCGACCTTTATCAGTCGTCCTGGCCATATGTGATTTATTCAACGGCCAATTCGACCACTACGAATAACGCGCAGGGCACGTTCCATATTGCCTTTCCGTCCACCAACTTTCCAAATCTGATACACGACATTCTGACCATCAATGTCAGCACCAATAGCAGCGGCGGTTTGTACGAGATTTGGACCGTAGACACGGCTTATTGGCAGACTTGGACCATTGGAACACAAACCAATCCGGTATCAATATATTCCACCAACTCAACCTTTCTTGGGAATACAACCATATCCGGCACTTATTCCACAAACTCCACGAAATTCAGCGAAGTCACCACCGACTTCACAACCGGCGTTTGGTATGTTCTTGGCAATCGCAGGGCCATAGTGACCGTTACATTAAGTCCAACCACCGCCGCCGGTGGGCTATGGTATAGCAATGCAGTAAGTGGATCAATTGTGAAGTATCTTGGGGTGGGCACTAACACGTTTACCGTTGCAATGCAGCCCAATTCTCAATTCACCGCAACCAATGCTACGGTTCAGCCCAGCACATCAGATATCGTTTACCAATAACCACCATGAAAAAATACACATTAGCAATTTTAACATCATTCGCCATCGGGGGTATGGCACTGGCGCAGAGTTTCGTTCCTCAGTACCAATACGACTCTAGAATTCTGGTGCTCAACCAAGATATCGGCCCATCCAACGTCGTCACCAGCATTACCGGATTTACACTCAATCCCTTCTCTGCACCGGGTGTTGCCGGGGTGATTGATTTGCACGGGACCACAACCAGCTTCGACGTTTTCTACAAGGTTGCCAATCACAATATAACCGCAGATACCAATGGGAATCTAATCCTTACGTGGTATCCGGGATACAAGATTGGCGCTTACACCATCACTAATGGTCCAACAACGGCATATACCAACTATTCAGTATCAGGCGGATATATCTGGTGCACCAATAGCCTGGTTACCAACACCATTGCCGTTGTAACCGCCACTACTCTCACCAACGAAGTGGACGGTCGGTTCTCCATAGCGATCAACACAAATCAATTCGGAAACGCGGACGTTGCCCGACTGGTGTCACTCCAGAACGGAAGCACCAACTCCAACGACGATTGGGACGTGACAGTAGGATTTGGTTTATACCACTAATATGTGACGCGGTTTTGGGTTCTCCGCGTACAACCTCCGGCGTTGGCCTTTCGGTGGGCTGACGCCGGTTTTAGCTAATATGAGCGAAACAAGATACTTTCACGCGCTTAACGCAGCCCATCCCATACAGGGAAAAGGATTCCAGTTCAAATTCGAGTGCTACATACTTTGTGGAACATGGATGGGAGTATTCTCCGCATCCGACCCAATCAAGATAACTTCCCTGTCAGAACTGTGCAAGACCAATCTGGCAGTGACGGAAATAAACAAAGAAGAATATGAAAACTGTTTAAAAAAAAACTCAGGCACACTCTCCGACTGGAACGACTCACTGAACTTGCCGGGGCAATCCCAGACATCCGTCCTTGTCTCGCCTGCGGGGGCTCTCGTTGAACCCAACCCATCACCAGCCACCGACTCCGGTAAAGCCCCTATAAACGATTTGGACGACGCCTTGGTAATCGGCAGGGTAATGGACATAAAGACCCCCACAATCACTCAATAGAATCATTATGGACGATTATATGAAATGGTCAGAGTTCCAGGATTTGGTCCTGTCACAGTTGCCTCTGGACGCCAATCGCATAGGACTGGAGGAATTCCTGCCCCAGCAAATCAGAAACGCAGTCCTTGATTTGCAGCATTACATCCCAAGATATCGCAAGAACCACGAGACCATTTACTACTGCACGGACTTTGTCATCGAAGGGAAGGCTGGAGTTGGAACCCTGCCCCCTTCCTGCTCCGTTGTTGATGCATGGGTGGTGGGACACGAACATGATATGTATGACCACGACTTCTATCACCAGCATCTTGATCCCGGATACGGCGTGGATCGTGATGAGGATGGCAGGTCGGGCAGAGAAAGAAACCAGCATCGTTTAAGCTGCCGAAACTGGCCGTGGGAACACCGATACGACCTGGTGCACGGTCGCATACAACACTTCGACGGCAGGCCGCTTTTCTCCATAGGACCCGACAACGAAACCTTTTACCTGTATCCGTTCATAAGGCCAAACGAGAAATTTTCCTTGCATTGGAACGGTTTTAAGCTTACATCCAATAACGATGAACTTGTTCCTTATGACGAACAGGCAGCCGAAGCCGTGGCCGCGTTTGCGACGGCAAAAACAGCATTATACGTCGAGCACGATATCGCCAGACACCAAAGCTTCATGCAGTCATATGCGTTAATACGCAAGAACCTTTTCACTCAACCAAGATCAAATAAATAACTTATGACACTATTCGATTGGGACGATAACGGCGGGGGCGGATGCAACCACGGGCCACTGGTAGTACCCAGTCCAATCGCCCCATGGCATCGACCGCCACTCACGCCTAACATTCAAACACTGATTACCGACGGCACCGTTGACTTGAGCACTTCCACAACGTTTCTAGCCGTTTCCACACCCAAGAGCCCGGTATCAAATTTCATTGCCACCATTCCCAACGGACAATGGAATGGACAGGTCAAGACGGTAATTATTCCCCCCTACACGCTTCCCACCACCCAGACGTGGACCATGAATGGCATCTTCGCCAGTTTTCAGTCATTGACGTTCAACTCCATAGGATTTAGTGCAGTTCTGCAATGGGTTGGAACATCCCCGTCCAACGGGGCGTGGGTATTGCTGGCCGGAAACGCAGTCCCTAACCCGTCATAATTGTGTGCAAGTATCTATCCATCATCATTATTGCCTTCGCTATTTCAGCGCGAGGAACACTGGTAACCAACCAAATAGGAACCCAGCTTAGAATCATACCCCAGACCAGCCAGTTGTGGCGCAGAGTTATAACAAACGAGTACTCAGCGCAATCACTAGGCGTACTTGGAATCACCAACGATTCATCTGGTAATTTGTACATTCCTACCACAAATGGAGGAAGATTCATAGTAGACATTCAAAGTCTCAACACAAATCTAATAGTACTTAAAACCACCAACTCACAGGGGTTAATCACGGCGTACTTAACTATGACGGGTGGAATATGGGTCAGTAACAATGGAACCGGAACCAACGGACTCAATGGATTAAATGGCACCAATGGATTAAATGGCACCAATGGATTAAATGGCACCAATGGAACAAACGGAACCAATGGTATCAATGGAACCAACGCAATGAGCGGAGTGACCACAAACTACTTCAACACCTACTCACTTCTGGTTCTTACCAATGGACAGACCAACTGTTCGTTTAATGGAGTGTCGGCTCAAACATTTGAACTGTTCTCGTATTCCCACGACACCAACCTGTTTTACCTTTCAGTTACCAATGCCACACCAGGATCGAATTCCAGCCAAACTTTCAACATCATCCTGCACAATCTTACCACCAACGCATTGAATTTTGCGTGGCCAACCAATTACCAATGGGTTGCTCAGTCGGTGAACGGCAACTCTCCCCCTCCGACCAATCTTGTAACGGGAGGGGTGTGTCAGTTTATGCTGACCTGCGTTCCTTCCGGTAACTTTACTGGCAGTCAGAATCCATGATTAAAAAACTAATCTCCTTATTGTACTTGATGATTTGTTTGCCGTTGTGGTCGCAGACAAATCTGTCAGTGGTGGGCACCGCGTCTTACGGTACGGAAACGATCTACTCATTGTTCAACACCAATATCAGCCTTGACTGTACTCTAACTACCACAGGCAAAGTGTCTGGCCTGAATGGAATGGTTTATTACGACCTCACTTTACAAAAGCACCTAGTTTTTTGCGATGTTACACCAACGGGAAGCAACACCTACGTCTCTCCTGATGGAACTTCTTTCACACTTTCGAGCGTGTGCGTGTATTCTTTTTTTGGAAGCAATAACCTGGATATTAACCTGGTCGGATGCCCCCCAACATTGGACGATTATACCACGGGTTTTGGATTTTCAGCATTCTACGGATCACCATCTGATTCCAGCATGAAAATAATAATGACCGTGACCAACGAGTTGAGCATATTGCCCGGTAATTTGATTCCGTTTGGAGTACATTATAGCCAAACCTATTCCCCATTTCCAAGCGTAACTATTGTAAGTGTTAATCCGCCCATACCGGACTCGGCATGGTTTATTTCGTATGAGGTTGGAGAACAATTTCAAGCCCAGATTGCTACCACTCTTGGATATGGAGAATACCTCACAATACCCGTGGGAGCGTATACCATAACCATTACCACAACAGCACCCTAATGCACCACACAAAATGAAAAAAATCATATCCCTCTTACTTTCATTGGCTTGCGCCCTTGGTGTATTGGCCCAGGATACCCAAAGACGAGAAATTGTAACCACTTCCGAGTTGACCCGCAAGGCCCTGACCAACGAGACCACCGGTGGGTTCTTAAATGACATGGGTATCAATGGAAATGGTTCCAATGTGTTAGGCACAGCCGCATTTGCAGACGCCAGCGCATTCGAGCCATCCGGAGAGTCATTAAGCGTATTAGACCACTACATAGCCACAAACGCAATAAGCTTTGCATCAATCCAAAATGTTGGTTTTTTGACACAGTGGGAGTCTTTGAGCACCAACACTCTTTTAACCCTTGGCGGTGGATCGTCTGATTACAACTCGCTTTCCAATCTTCCACCCCTCGGATCATCTTCAATCTTGAGCAGCAATGCTTGGGTTACAACCAATGCGTGGAGTCTGTTCACGAATGGAACAACGGTGGCGGGTCTGAATCTCTCGAGCTCTACTGGACTACCGTGGGCTAGTGGGATCAGCGGCATACCGGCGAACCTATCGGCTGGGTGGGCATTGATAGGAACGAACGTGCTGTCGAGCTTTCTTTTATCCTCGGCCTATAATGCGGGATGGGGAGCACTGCCGACAAATATTTTGTCAACGATCACGTCACTGCCAAACACCAATACTTTCTTTTGGCCTAATGCCATAAATGCACTTTCAGTATCCGTCTCCAACTTTGACTCTAATTTTGCCAGAAACATCGCCACGAATACGGTGCCCAATGCCACCACATCCAGCATCGCAATTTATGGCATTGACGGCAATCCACTGCCCAACGAGAGTGGGATGATTTCGCCGACCAACTATCCGATGGCGGTTGGCAATACCAACTCTGTCACCAGCGGAAGTCCCACAAATGGGGCTGGATTTGTGGTGGATTATGCGCGCAATGCGGGATCGGTGGCGGCATCCAGCATCACCGCCGGAAACCTGTCCGCCACGGTAACCAACACCGCGCCGATACTTCCCGCACAAATCTCCGGGCCAGTGAGCAATGCAACCACGTCGCTGACGGCGAACAGTGCTACCAACGCCCCTAATGGTGTTTTGCTGAATAATTTAAGACCAAGCTCAGCCCTATCAGATGGCGGACCCACCAATTACCCTACGATGCCCGGCACTCAATACGAGTCCTTAGCTAATCAAGACAGTAGCTCTGACCGGAAGACTGTGTACCGAGTATGGGGTGCTTCCTCGCAAAACGGCACCGCGGCGAGTTCGGTACATTTCTCGAAAACCACCGATGGCGGTTTAACTTGGCAAGCCACTTCCATAATCTATACCAATGCTTATTGGGATATGAGAAATACGGCCTTTGGCTGCATTGATGGACGGCTTTTTTTGGTGCGCGGGATGCAATCAATTACGAACATTGGGATGTTTGGTTTACCAATTGTTTCTGTGTCTGACGACCAAGGCATTACGTGGACTGATATTGCCACAATATCAACGAATGGGATGATACATTACCAAAGCCCATTTACTGGTGTGCCATATGGCCACATCCGCAAGGCTGGAACGAATTTGGTATGCGGTTTTTACAACTATGCGGTGGACGACCCAATTTATGCGTTGGTGGGTTCGCTGGATGGATTAACTTGGACTAATCACCTGATAGACTACGAGGCCAATCTAAGCGAACCTGAAATCCTGCCAATCAATGATACATTCTGGCTAAGCGTTTCTCGGAGAGAGAATTGGGCAGTTGGAAATCCTTGTTGCCTGTGGGCGGACTGGACAACCAACGCCGGGGTAACATGGTATGAACCAGCAACTGGTATGATTACTACTTGGACTAATGGTTCGTTTTCATCTCCCGTATCTTTAAATTTAATCACCCTTCCCAACGGCCCGGCGATTGAAATGGATTTTGGTGACCGATACTCTGGGATTCTATATAATAGCGTGGCACTTGTTTCACAAGCTTGGACGAATACTTCTCTACTATCCATGACCAACATACAAAACATCGGACAGATTAATGATTCTGCGCCACAATCTGATGGGGGTTATCCTAGTGGTGCTCTTTTAGACAATAGTGGGAAAGAACTTGTTTCTTTCTATAGGTATCACACAGCCGGAACCACCAACATCAAAAGTGTTGTGGTAACTCCCAACCTTCCATTTGTTGGAATTTTTGCCGGAAATGGTTCGGGATTGAATAACGTCATTGGGACGGTCGGCACGTCTTTTGGCAGTGTGGATATTCCGACCAATATAACACTTACTCATGGCTACTCTGGATACATGACCAACGGAGTGTTTGTTTCCACCGGCACGTATTAAAAATGACCCGCACCCTATCCATTATCCTGTTCCTGTTGCTGCTGCTCTTGGCGACGGCCTGCTTCGGCGCGACTTATTACGTTTCGCCCACCGGCTCCGACACCAATTCTGGCACACTGGCGCAGCCTTGGACTACGCTGCTTCACGCATTGCCCCAACTTTCGGCTGGCGACACACTCATTCAACAGCCGGGCATTTACTACAATGATGAAACCGCGAATGGGAGCGTCATCACATCGCCCAATTCCGGCACTCCAAGCGCGCCGATTACCATTCAGGGTATGCCGGGGGCGGTCAATGTCGCTGGTGGCATTGACGTGGTTGGTAGCAACACAGTATTCGTCAGCATGACGTTCTCTAACATCTTTAATGGTGGGATGTCAATTGCGGCAATTAACATAGGGCCACAGGCGAGCCATTTGTTTGTCCACGATTGCGTCTTTCGTGATTTCTCGAATGCTGGCGAGTGTTGGGTGGTAAGGTGGAACTATAGTCAGAGCGGAATTGATGCAAACACAAATGTATCCCTAGATGCCTGCGCCAACAGTTGCATTATCAGCAATAATGTAATCACGAATATGTACGCGGCTCAATGTATCCGCGTTGGCGGCACAACCAACTTGATTGTAAACAACCGCCTCTATAACTTGATGTCCTGTGACGCTTTTCAGTTCTTTGGTGCTTACAATACTTTCCGTGGTAATTACATAACGAACATGCAGAATGTGCCGGGCGGTGAGCATCCTGACATGTTTCAGTGTTACGGACAGATGACGGCGGATCCAATCAGCCTTTCCAATCCTTGGTTTATTACACACGATAATTTTGCTGAGGACAATCAGTTTTGGGACTGCTTAATAGACTTTGGCCAAATGGTAAGTGGTTCCGTAGCCTCCGACCCCGTGCGTAATTTCACCGAACGGAACAACCTGTTTGTGCGTTGCGGGGTGACGAATGGTGGTAATGGGTCAATGGGTATTGCAGGTTTTCAAGCAATCAATAATACCTATATTTTTTGTGCCACAAATCAGAACGCCTCCGGAGAAGTAATCAACTTCGTATCTCATTCCACCAATGACCTTTCAGACTATTGGGGAACGGCAAGCAATGGTGTCGTCGCCAACTGTGCTTTTATTGGCTGCGGACGCAACACGAATGGGGGTTTTGTTACATTTGCTTGTCCACATGGCGCCCCGACTAACAACTGGAATCTTACTTTAGTCTCCAACTACGTCGTGAACTGGGATGGGACGAACTGGTCGCCAAAAACAACCTCTATAATTGAATACGTTGGCGATGCTACTGACCCAGATCAGTGGATACTACCTGCTGACATCAATCCCGGCACCGACCCCAAGCTGGCGGCGTTATCCTACGCTGTGTTTGCCGGTGATTTCCGGCCCCTTTACGGCAGTCCGCTGATTGACACTGGCACAAATGTGTCGGCTTACAATTCGTCGGATATTGAGGGAACAGCAAGGTCATTGGGGGCAGGATACGACATCGGCTGTTTCGAGTTCGACCCGAACCTGTTGGTTCATTTTGACTTCAACGAGAATTTTGTGTCGTCAAATCAGTTGGCGGACGTGACGGGCTATGGTCACACCGGACTGAATTTCGGCACGAACTGGATAATTGCATCCACCGGGCCGGATGGACAGGCTGGCTGGTGGTATGTGTCGGGCACGAATTATACGGATGGTACTGGGCCGCACGCGCAGACGCAGTACGCTGCCATCACGAATTTGAATCAGATTCAGTTCATCACGAACGGCACAGTTGCCTGTTGGGTTTTGTGGGCAACCAATACCGAGCGGCACGACACCATCTTAGATTGCGGTTACAATCCGGCGTACTCCTACACGCCATCTGCCTCGACAAATTCTTGGACACTGGCCTATGGCGAGCCGACTCCGACCATGACCGGAAGTTTGGAAACGAACACAACTCCGTTTGGCCCATGCTTTGTCATTTATGGGAATACCGTGACGAATAACTCGGACAATCCGAGTCTTTGCCTTCATTTTAACCAGCCGCGTGACGGAAGCAACTGGTGGCACTTGGCGGTTGTTTGGAACGCGGCCAGCAACACAATTGTCGCCTATCAAAACGGCCAGCCCATCAGCACTAATGCACTTAATGCTCCTTGGTTGAGAGTTTCTGGCAACCCTTATGTTCCTTGGATGTGCATCGGAGCAGAGATGCATCAAGGGACATATCAATGGGACGTGCCAACGGACATCTTCCCTAATGCCGGATGGCTCAAGGGGGGTTTGGACGATGTTCGTATTTACAACCGCGCCCTGCCAGCGACAGAAGTGTCAGAATTGGCACTTAAAGGCGGCGGAACATCTTACACGGCTCCGGCGGGAACCAATGCGCCAGCCGGGACAAACGCACCGCTGATACCGAGTGGAGCAGTGTATGATGCAGCGGGACGATATTACCTCAGAAGCGGGGATGGAAATAATCCAGATGCTACCATTATCCAACTCGGCACGACATACACGCTCACTTTTGGCACTAATGACTTTTCGGCACATGACCTTTCTTCGGGCCTGGAATACTTTGCGTGGGACATAGCGGTGACATTCACCTATCCTGGGATTGCGGGCGACTTGGGATTTTTCCTTCAATCGCCGGGACAAGTGGCAGGAATTCCCGTCACCGCAACCCTCAGCCTTTACACGAACACGGCGCCGATATTCTGGTGGGTGCCATTCGGACGGAGGATGCCATGAGTCAAATCCTGCAAATAATAAAAGAGCGTGGCTTGTTCCTTGAACGGGCTGCCAAGACTTGGCCAGAAGAAACAAGCCAACACGCTGCCTTGTCCCGTTCAGCGAATGAGATGCAGTTGTTGGCGGATAAAATTGAAGCTATGCCGAGACCGTCTGTATGTTTCTCCCCGTACACTTGGAACCCAACCGCATAATGAAAACCTGTGACATATACGTTCCTACCGGGATGCACTGTTGCAGTTGCCATAAGGCGCACAAGCCGGATGGATGTCCACATCTTGCCGCTCTGTGTGATGTCTCCAAAGTGGTTCGTAAGAACTTTTACAAAGGCCGTTTCTTGAACAGGGATAGGATTTCAATTTCTCTGTTGCTGCTCTGTGCTGGCTTGGCGGGCGCGGCCACACTGTCACCTAAACAGACGCAGCTAAAGCTTGAATCAGGTGCAGTTTTGAACACCACAAATACGGTGTCCAGTTTGACGGTCACGACCACCTACAGTGACGCTTTCACTTTCTTCATCCGGTCATCCAACAACTGGGTGCAGGTGTCGTCCGACTGCAAGATGTGGCAGAACTTCTGCCAGTTGACGACTAGAGTAGGATTGGCATGGAACGCCAGTCAGCAGCAAATCACAGGGTACAATCTGTATGTGGGAACAAACAGCGGCGTTTATTCGCTGGCTTGTTCGTCAACCACCAATTCAGCAACGGTATTTGGTTTGATTCAGGGCAGTACCTATTATTTCGCGGCCACTTGTCTGGCGGGCGACGGAAGCGAGAGCGCATATTCCAGCGAGGTAGCCTACACCGTGCCGTTTAACCCGCCTAAATTTAACCGGCCATGAACAATAACGAAAAATGGATCATCGGCATACTCTGCTCCGCTAGCGGTGTTATTGCGAGCGAGTGCGCCGGTCAAAACTGTAATGACGGTCAACCAAAGATGGGGATATGAAAACATTCAAACCATTCTTTCGGGTATATTGGACTGAATGGAAACAGACATTAACCATTATCAGCGTTGTTCTCACTTCCATAGCAAGCGGGGCGTGGTTAATAGGCCGCGCTGTCGATGTGGCTCGTTCACCAGCCAATCAAGCACGTCTTGAAGCAAAAATGGCACTGATTGATTCCAATCTCAATGTGTTCATATCGGACAACAACTATTTTCATTCACGGTTTCTAAACCAACTCAATCAACAGTCGGAAGTGCTGGCTGCTATAACCAATAAGCAGAGCATTCTAATTAAAAATCAAGAAAAAGTGATCAAAGTGCTCAACGATCATTGGACCACCAATCTTCCAGAATGGGATAGACAGTCGTTTTACTCAATGAATTCCAGAACAAACTATCAATAAGAATAAAAATGGCCAGACCTCCGAGACCAATAGAAATCAAGCCCTCCTCCGGAGGCAGGCTGATGTCTGGAATGTCGGTTGAGGATGTTGGTCCATCCAACTACACTGCCAAACGGGATTGGAGAAGGATTTTGGAAAGAGAGGTTCGCGGAGAGGGATATGACAAGTTCCGACCCAACCCAAACTCATCCTCTGTAGACCAATCTGTTCCACCTGGGGTAGATGGCCCAATCACCCTGTCGGCAGAATGCATACTTCCAAATGGAAGCAGGGCTGTAATAGTGGGAACCAAGACCACCATCTGGAGATACTTCGGGCTGGACAACGGAGATTATAATGATGATGGATACGCCGTAGTGGGATATTTCCAGACCGAGGTTGGAAATTGGATCACCATAGCAAGCGGGCTTTCTCCCAACGCCGGAAGATGGGAGTCGGAACAGGTGGGGTCGTGGCTGGTTCTGAACAACGGACTGGACCTTCCAATGACTTATAACCTTCTTGACTTGAAATGCAAGCCTATTTATGAGTTGAGGGAAAACAGCATAGCAAGCGTGGGCACCATTTCGGTGGTTGATGATATTCTTTGCTGCCACGACATTCGGGAAATAACGGAAGACTCCATGAATACCATAATGTCTTCCATCAACGCCTCCGACAATGCATACATATCAGGAGTGTCATCTTCGCTCCCCGCCACCGGAACGGTAAATTCCGGAACCACCGGAGTTGCTGGATCAATTCTTACGGCCTCCTCTGCGGTGTTCAATGATGGCAATGGATTTGTTGGTCTGGAGGGATGTACTGTAACAATGGCCAATGGATTGCAGGGAGTAATACTTTCGGTCACGGATGCCACCCATTGTGTTATCGACTCATCCAATCTTTCCGAGCCATCACAGTTATTTACCATATCCTCCAACCCTTCCAGCCCCGATGCATACAAAGACTATTCCGTACAGCCATCCGTAGAGAATCTTTTCCCTAACAATACATTCACGTTGAATCCAGACGCGGTAATTGGTCTCAATCTATTCTGGCAGGATGGCACCATCAGTCAAATAACCGGAATACATACCGATGGGTCCACACACTACCTTACGGTTGCATCCAATGACCCAATAAAACCACAGTCGGTTTCCATACAGAATCCATCCGCCTATGCTTTGTTCAATAATGAATCAGGCATCACTCATTATGGAGGAAGAAGCATATGGTCTCTGCCGGATGATCCCAGGAGATTTGGGGCAACCGTTCCTTCGTGGGCAACGCAGGGGCAAACTACGGTACACCTGGACTATCCCGTCAAATCACTGCCGGAACTATTTGGGGACGGTGGAAGCATAACTGTGAATGGCATTGGAGATCAGGGCAACAATCTAACATCCGTCATTGCGTTTGTATACCCAGGCTCTGCCAACTCAATCATACTGTCAGATGTTGTTCAAACCACCGTTTTGCATGACACTTCCGATGACAACCACGCCTTGGACATGCTGGCACAAAGGGCGGATACAGTGGGAAGCATAACCGGACAATTCCAAGACCTGGACGATGATGGTGGAACCATTGTTCAGGCCAAGATGCTTAGGGGGTATCTGGTCATCCTAAAGGATACCCCCGACATATACATCGCACAATTCACAGGTAACGCTTCTCAGCCGTTCACATTTCAAAGAATCAAGTGCACCCGTGGAACTCAAATCGCATATCCACACACGCTGGAAAGCATAAACGATGTGTTTCTAATGTGGGCGTCAGAAGACCACTTCTATCAATTTGACCTGCTCCGTCAGGTTCCAATGCCGGTACAGGTACTACAGCCTTGCGAGAATTTATTTTTTGAACAGGCCAGCCAGTCACCCATCACCAGCGTAAACCTTGTTCCCGATGGACAAACATATGATGGTTCGGGAAATTATTCCCTGGGCGTTCTGGCAGGATTCGACGACCAATTCATCATTACATCACCATCCGGAGACCAGACCATCTCCACACCACTGCCACGCCCCATCTTACAGGAAATGTCCGCAGGTACGCTGCCCGCCACCATCGGTGGAGTAAATACCGCCATCGTTCTGACCGGAACCGCAGGATCGATAGTCTCTCAAGCGGTCAATCAGATATATGAACAGTCGGCGGAGTATAGAATATTCACTGAATCCAGCTCTGTGACCAAGGAGTTCTTTATCTGTTTCCCGTCCCAAACCCAGGACAAGGCTATTAGATATGACTACCTGTATCAAACAGCATCTTCAACCTCGATGGATATTACATCTGCCGCCTCTGTCAAGAGGCCAACCGGACAATCCAGCCCGGGCGATTGGGAGGACTGGTTTATAATTGGAACAGAGTCCGGAGTGGTATACCGCTATGGGCTAATGTCCGGACAGGGCAGGTCATCTGGCTCTATTACCGCAAATCTTGACACATCAGTTTCCAACACTGCATCGTCATCATCCGACTTCTTTCAGCCTTCCGATGTGTGGAAAAGCATTCGCACGTCTTCGGGATCAACATTTGCAGTGGCTGAATATGTCTCGCCCACACAGGTCATTGTGATCGGGGCTGGCAAGATCACATCCGATACATTCACGATCATAAACTCTATTTATCATAGAGACGGACAACCATACAATAGTTACATATCCCACGGTGTGGGTTCATTTGGAGACGCATCTAGCGAGAAGATAATATACGAATACGTTCTTTTACTGTCCAGCCAGTCCGCCGACAGTTCGGTGGCGGTTGGTTTTATTGGAAGCGTTAATCCAGACGGATCGAATCCCATCAGGCAATCAGGTGTTATTGCCCATCCCAAGACCAGCAATTTGCTAAAACCCACAATGATGTCCTATTATCTAGGAGACAGCATCAGTACCACCGGAATCAACAATCCCGTTGAAATCACCGGACGAATATTCAGAACCATTCCCGTGGATTCGCACAACATAGGCAGAATATGAAACCACAAGCATCGCCCGCTCAACCAAAAAGCGTCATCCAGTGGCCCCAGTTCCCAAGCGACGTATTCTACAAGCTTTCCGAGGCAGGTCAGCAGACGCTTCAAAAGTGGCATGGGGACATTACATTCTCAATTCAAAGAGTGCTGGAGGACCACCGAAACGAGATAGATGCAATAAAACAAAAACTTGCATCCAACACCAAAACGACTTAAACTAATCAAGATATGGCACTTACAGTTCCCCAATTGGTTTACCGTCTGATAAAAGGGTCTCCGCTGACTTCCCAGGAAGTGGATGGCAACTTTACCATCTTGACGAACTTCTGCAATTCTCTTTCAACCATTCTTGGAATATCGCTTAATCCGGACGGAACCTTAAATGACGGATCGGTTGGAATCAACGCCTTGCAGGATGCCGCCGTATCCATTAATGCCTTAAATCCAGCTCTTCTGTATCAGATTGTTCCAGTAGATAACGATATCGGAACCACCACCAACGCCTATGCAATTACCGCACAAGGGGGGCTTGGTGGGTCAAACGTTGTGCCGTCAGTCACCAATTATGACGCCAATGGAAATTATGTTCTTTCAGGACTGATTCTAAACTATGGATATTACTGGACAAAAGGTTCAAACGACGCAACCTGCCAGAGCTCTCCCCCACTCACATCCTCTGGAGCGTTTACCGCAGCACAGTCCAGCGTTGTGCTGACCGGAACCCCTAATGCACTCATCACAGCGACACTGGTGAAGTCGGCCCCGGTTTCTTCCTATAACGACGGGATGCTGTTCTTTGTCTATACCACATCTTCCAATACAGGTCCATCCACACTGAATGTAAATAATCTGGGTGCCATCCCAATAAAGTCATCCGGACAGCAATTGCTGGCCAGCCAGATTCAAGCTCCCTGCGTTTTTGCGGTGGTGTACAAGGCGGGAGTCTTTGTTCTGCTGTCAGGCTCAGGCGCTACCACCTCATCTGGCAATGGAAACTCAACAGTCATCACCACCACCGGTGTGTCAGGTATGCAGTTGTTCACCATGCCCCAGGTTGTGCTGGCGTCAAGCTACCCAACCGCCACACAGGTTGCCCACGGTCTTGGTGGTATGCCGCAGACGTTCACACCATCCCTGATATGTGTAACTTCCGACGCAGGATTTGGGGTTGGACAATCGGTATCCCTGGATCAGTTTACCATATCTGGAGGACAAGCCGCGTTCGAGTGGTCGTTTGACGCTATCAATCTATATTTTACCCAGTTGGGAGCACCAATAGTTACCAACCCAACCACTGGTTCACTGGTTGTAATCACCCCGGCATCCTGGCAGTTACAGGCACAAGCAAGCGCGCTGTCCAACTACGCTGGTGTTTCTTTGTTTCCAGCCCTGAACTATGAGCTGGCAAACCCAGAGGGGGCGTTCACATTCGGCACTCATTTATACACTTTCAGCCAGTCCCAATTCTCCAACAGCGGAAAGTACTACGTAAACCAGTACGACCTACTCAGTAATGAGGTGACTCCATTGGCCCAGATAGCATCCGCATCCGGGCTCAAGAACGTCAATGGTGCCGTGTTCGGTTCTGGGTTTTTCAGCACCGGACCAACGTTCCTATTGTGCAGTTCTGGAGGAATCTACACCTTTGCAGCAACCAATCCAGGAACCAACCTGATTACCGCAGACTCAACATATGACAGCACCGGAGCTGCATCTGTTAACATAGCATCAGCGGGAACCTACATATGGTCTCCGTCATCAAACGACACATCCATTACAGTAAGTTCCACAACTTATCTGGCAAGTAATGCAGTCAATGGACAGATAGCAATCACCACATCGGGATCAGCTACCGGAGCACTCGCAGGGGCACCTGGAACCGTAATCACCGGGACCCTGTTCACAACCACGGCAGCATGGTCCCCAACATTATTCTCTTCACATCTTGGCAGCGGTGTGTACAAGCCTGTGTGGTACGTGTCCACACCCACAGCCACCGCATGGTGCGTTTCCAGCGACGACTCCACCTCCGTTTCACACCTTGACTGCTATAAAGTAACCAGCACCGCTGCCACCAAGAATACCTGGGCCACCAACAACACCGCCCAGCTAGACCTGACCGACTCTTCGGCCAATGGGATAGTAAACGTGGCGCAATTCCAACTGTGGCATCCCGCTGGAAGCACGGCCAAAATATTGCTATTCCAATACAATCCGATAAAAAAGAGGATTTATGTCATAACCGACGAAGTAGGAGTGATGCACATATTCAAAATAACCGCATCTTCAAATGACTTTCAGGCATGGTGGAATACCGCATCGCCCGGACGGGAAATAGGATTGTCTTATGTTAAATCCATTGCCATGCCGGGACTCGGAACCATTGTCAGCAGTTGGAGTCAGTGCCATTATACGGTTGAATTTGACCAAAATAGTGGAACAGAAATATGTGTGGTTTTAACCCGAGACGGCTCCGGAACCCAACTCGGATCAGTGACCAGGATTCCGTGGGTTGAAGCATTAACATAAATGAGAAATCGGCTGAAAAAGAAACGTAGACAACGGAAAGAGTCCGCACTGGTTCCGTTTAACTCGCTGCCTATTCCTACCAAAGGAAACATCACCCCAGACATGCTGGACGACCTGGAAGCAATGTTCTTCTCTCTGATTGAAAAAGGAACCCCAGGCATATGGGAAATTGACGTTCCAGTGACTCATACATTCACAAATCACACTTACATACGTGAAGGCATCATGCCGAAAGGCGCCCTTATTATAGGACACTGCCATAAGGAGCCCCATCACTGCGTAGTACTTAAAGGCCGCATGAGCATTTTGAACTCCGACCGCACAGTCACAGAAATTGTCGCTCCGTGCGCTTTTTTGGCTGGACCAGGCAGGAAGATTGGATTTATGCATGAGGATGTTCTGATGCAAAACATCCATCCAACCGAAGGATGGGATCAGGAGCTGTTTACAGACGTTGACAAGATGGAGGAAGGTTTATACAAACGTACAGACTCTTATAAACGCCATCGTCTAAAAATAACGGAACAGAAAGCGATTGAAGCATGAACAAGTTCTTCTATTTCCAGCCAAGGAATTTTAGATTCGAGACCATCGAACCTGAGGGATTCCGTAAGCGTGCCAACCTGAAACCAGACACGAATTGCGGCATTGGTGTTGGACTGGGCGTGGGTGGTGCTCTTGCGCTGGGTAGCGTTGCTGCTGGAGTGGGTGGGGCTTATATGGCCTCCCAGTCCACCAATAGCGCTGCGAATCGAGCGTCCAATTCTCAGAAGAATGCCAACCAGACCAATTATCAGGAGTTCCTGCAATCCAGGGGGTCTCAGGGCAACGCACTCTTGCCGATGTACATGGGAGGGTTTGAGAATCAACTGGGACAGAACCTTATTGGCAACTATCAGATGTCCCAACCCGACATGGCCAGCATACTTGCTTCTACCGGGGGATTCGGACAGGGTCAGTCTGGAGCAAACTCCCTGGCAAACTCACTGTTCAATGGCGGATACACCCAGAAGCTGGAGGACTATTTCAAACCAGTTGCCTCGGCTAACGTGGCCTACACCAGGCAGGCGGCACAGCAGGCATTTAACAATACAATGCAAAACATTAGGGCCACCCAGGCAGCCAAGGGATATTCCGGTGATTCCTATGGCAACCGGCAGCTTCAATATGGAGCGCAGAACACGGCCCAAGGCCAGATTGCCGGAGCTAATCTGGCTAATCTTCAACAGACTCAACAGATTCAAAATCTTGGCTTAAATACGGCATTGCAGAATATAAACATGCCATACCAGATGCAGCAGAACTCTGGCAATGCAGCCCTTCTGCCACAACAGTTGTACAACAATGCCATTCTAAACAGCCTTCAACCCTTGTCCTTCTTGAAGATGAACCAGGCCCAACCACCCATGATGCAGCCCCTGCCGGTAATGGGTCCCAATGCCGGACCCGCCCAACTGGCGCTACAGGGCGTCTCCGGACTGGGTTCGACATACATGAACTACACCATGGGACAGCAGCAGCAGCAGCAGCAGTTTGCCCAACAACAGCAGTTGATGCAACAAGCCATGGCCGGAAATCCTTCCAGCCTGGGATACGGATTTGATGCGGGGGTATTTGGGGGTGCCTATGGCAATGGAAACTATGGCAATTTCACCACCGGACCCGCCATGCAAAATGGAAATATAATTCCCGGAGGGGGACCAGGAGAATAATATGCCCGACGTGCCACCAGTTCAAGTTCTACCATTCAAACAGGGGATGACTCCTCAAGAGACGCTGTATGCGTCCATTGACCCCATATCACAATCGGTTCAGAATTACAACGCCAGACAGTTTCAGATAGGTTCCATGGGATATGAGGCAGCATTAAAGGAGAGACTGGCCCAGATGTCCGAGCGCAGATATCTTGACCGATACGTCCTGCAACAGCAGTCCATGAACGACCGGTCTGAAATCATGCAGAACGCCATGAACAAGAGGGCCGAGATAATGCAGAATGTTTATCTGGACCGGGCCAACGACCAGAAGATGTGGGACGCAGTAAGGGTCATGCAGCAGGAGATACCAGCCAAGGATTTCCCGTCCTATGACCCCAAGCAATCGGTGGGGGATTATTACAAGAGTGTTGTGGGGGCTTATCAGTCTGCTGGAAACTCAAAGATTTCAATAGCGGCACAGACATTGCAAGATTTGGATGGACAGGTCTCTGACCTGACCCGTCAACGCAATGACCTGTTATCCAATCCAAACGCAAACAAGCTTGCAGCAATGGCACTGAATAATTCCCAGACCGTGGGAGAGTTTTCAGCCACACTGACCGATTCCGAGTCAAAGAGATTCACCAAGTTGTACGAGAGTTCCGGTGACGCATCCAAGGCCGCAGCAGCAGTCGGTCCCAACACACTGGCAAAACTAAACGCATGGAGGGACGGACCCCTAACCCAGTCATTCCAAGACCCGCAGAAACTGACCGAATCAGTTAAGTATCAAGTGCTTGCGCTTAACAACATGATTGAGCAGAAGTCCAAATCTTCGGATATGCTTGCAACCAGGTATCCGGAGGCTGCCGCAGAGTTTGCCAAACACCAGGCGTTGACCAACATTTCCCCATCCACACAGTCCGTTCCAGTGGGTCTTCCTGCCAATCCGGCATCCGCCGGATCGAAGCCCGGTCTTCCTGCCAATCCGGCATCCGCCGGATCGAAGCCCAACCCCCAATCCAATATCAATCCCTCTGGAGAGCAATATCCTGGCATCATACCACAGATGTTCTCTCCGGAGGGTGGCAATCCCATCGGACCAGTGGTTGGCGGAGAAGCCAGGGCTGCGGGAACCGCAATCGGAAACTTCGGCAGATATCTGTTTGGAGGGCCAAAGGTGCCCATGCCGGATTTGCAGAGCATCCATCCCAATCCATATCCCAATATCCCAATTGGAGTACAGGCGCAGATGTTTGCTCCAGGATTTTCCAATGCCGGAGGGGTGGCCCCCCTTGGTCTTATGGGACCACTTGGATCGGCCCATATTCCTACCCCGATGTCTCAGTCCATAATGGCCAACGTTAACCCCAATTACAGCCCAATGATGCAGATGCAGAATCCCGGATACCAGCAGATGATGATGAATAACATCAATCCCAATTCAATTCCCGGGCTTGCTCAGAGCGTTATGTATCCTACTTTGCAGGGAAATATGGACACCCAACAGGCAAATCCAAACCTCGGACTATGGTAACATGCCAGACCCCACAAATACACCGACCGGAAACTCCGTAGTACAATGGTGGAAGTCACAGAACCCGTCTGATACCAGGCCGGACGATGTCATCACACTTGACCTTGCCACCAAGTATCCGGACACCTTCAACACCTATCCAGATGCGGTTTCCGACTATCAACGAATAGTTCAGGATACCAATAAGTCAGCCCTAACAACTTCAGATTACATTACCCAACCATTCAAGTCGTTCGCCGGTTCGGCAATACGCGGTGTGGCTGATATACCTGAAACCATTGCCGCAGCATCGAAGTCCACCGGTCTGACCACTGGAAATCTACAGGATAGTCTCTTATACCAATCCGGACAGGCAATTGAAAACATTGCCCCTGGAGTCACTCCCGGACTGGAAGATTCGTGGGTGGCAAACAAGATGCCATCAACCCTTGGTTCGTTCATTCCCTATCTTGTGGGGGGTGGGTTGGGAAGGGCAATCATGCGTGGGGGTGTCGAAGCAATAGCACGGTCAGCCGCCGAGTCCGCACTGAAAGACGCACTGGCTTCCGGTGCCACTGACGAGCTGGCCCAGTCAGCCGCCGTAAAGGCCGCAGGAAAGGCCAGGGATGGCTATCTGGCACAAATGCTCAACAACGCCCCAATCGCAGCGCTGGGAGCGTCCCAGAGCGCTATAGGGGCTTATAAAGAGGCTTTGTCCAAGGGCGCGGACGAGGCTACGGCATTGGGTCCTGTATTCTGGTGGAATGCTTTAGGCGGTACTACGATGGCAATTCCGGTGGCTCCATGGCTGGACCGGATGAACAAAGCCAGCGGAGGAGAATTGGGCAAGACGTTGATACAGAGGGGTATGGAGATTTCAAAGGAAGGAGCCACTACTGCCTTATTTTCCACCATAACCCAGTTCGCAGACAACTATGTAGCCAAACAGTATTACGATAAAGACAGGGATTTACTGAACAATCTGGCAGAGTCAGCGGCATCAGGGGGTGTGGCTGGTGTGATATTTTCCAGTCTTACAAGAGCTTTACAGGGGGTTCTGGCCCGTGAGTCAGAGCCAACCAAGAGGACGGCACAGAAGACTCCGCCGGAATCCCCTGCGTTTAATAACTGGAAAGATGCAGCACAGTTTATTCAATCTGGCAGCTTGACAACCCACCAGGACCAGGCTGAACCCATGCTGAGGTCTGCCATTGCAACCATACAAAACTCCAACGACCTTGATTTAATCCAGTCTGAAGGAACCAAAGAGTTATTGATAAAAAAGGCATCGGATAGATTGGCTGGAGTGCAGAAGGATATACAGCTTAGTGCCATTGCTAACCGTGCGGGCAGAAATCATTTTGGAGTCACTTCATGGCTAGCACCGGAATTTGGTGATGCCGGACTGGGTCATGTCACTTCCGGAGAAGTATTAACGGATGTATCCTTAAATGGAGACGGGTCATTGGACCCATCCAAAGATTCAAGCGGACAGGGTATTTTTGTTAATAAAGGCGCTGGACAAGCAGCCAGAATCAGGATTAACAATCGCTCTGGAATGGCTCCATTGGTATTTGATGAATCAGCACTGCAATCCGCCGGAGTGTCAGTGGATACTAGCGGCGGCGCAGAGCCTGTCATTAAGCAAAAAGTACCACTTTCCACATTGACTCCAGACGCAAAGATTAGGGCGGTAGATACTATATTGAATGAGTTGGATTATAATAAACAACCAATCACAGGAGATGTGGTTAAGAGACTTGCTGATGCATTCGACTTGAGCCCTAAAGAGATTCAAGATAGAATCAAACCTTCTAAATCAGAAGCCATAAATCCAGCCGAGACCAACTACGGAATTCCAGAGGACAAGAAGGAAAAGGTTGACGAGTTGGTTGCCAAGGTCAAGAGTGGCGACCAGTCCCCGTCTGTTCTTGGTCAAGTTGCAGACGTGCTGCAAGACCCCGATAGAACAGTAAGGGCGTATTACGAGACCGCTGTTTCCAAGACTCCCGATGTTGAAAAATCACCCACGGATTTACAACCAGGACAGTCAGAAAAACCACCCACTATTTCTGACCAGAACAAAGAGGAGGTTCAGAAGCAACTAGATCAGGCTTTGCTGACCTACAACCAAGCCAAGCAAAAGCTTCTTGGAGCACCACAAGCAGAACTCAGAGAGCCGATACAGCTTCCCGATGTCCAGACTCCCAAGGGGCCATTTCAGCTTCCTGACGCCCTGCGGTCAAAATCCGCATCGCCAGCACCGGTTCCGTCGGGTGGCATGGACAAGATAAAATACATTTCTCCACTGTCTGGATCAGACTTCATTGATGCTGTGTCGAAAGGTGGTGGTCTAACGAACGACGCATATAAGCTCGGAGCCTCAATAACGACTACGGAAGAACTTTCAGAATTGCAGAACCAGCAGAAACAAGCATCGTCAGATATGAAGTCGGCCATGGCCAGGAAGGATTATGGCCTTGCACCTTCATTCGCATCCAAGGCGCAATACTTCCGGGAGGCTTATGAATATGCAACTGGAACAGGTAGTGCTGGATACGGAGAGCGCAATAATCCCAATTACAAACCACCATTCCCACAAGTCACTGAAACCATAGAGCCCAAGACAGAGACAAAACCACCAGCAGTCAAACCGGAATCCCCCATTGACCAGGCTAATTTGTTTGTCATCCGCCATGGCACCACCACCCTGAATGACAATAACATGGTGCGCTCCTGGACTGATGTGCCTCTGAATGCCGAAGGAAGACAGGAGGCGGCCAAGGCCGGAGCATCAATGAAGGACAGGGGCATCACCCATGTTGTAACCTCTGACCTTTCAAGGGCCAAAGAGACCGCCGATATAGTCGCACAACATATCGGGGCGCAAGTTGTGGTTGACCCTGGATTAAGGCCGTGGGGGTTCGGTCCGGAGATTGAAGGAAAGAAGTCGGCGGCAGTATCGCCACAGATTGAAGACCTGGTCAGACATCCCGACCAGCGACCTCCAGGGACTTATCCCGATGGTAAAAAGCCAGAGACTTTCAATGAGTATCGCAATCGAATCTTCACTGCTCTGGAGAAGATACACGCACAGTATCCAAAGGACCAGACTGCTATAGTCACCCATTATCGCACGTTCAAGATGCTGGAGGCAAGGACTAAAGGATTCGAGGTTGATGCCGATAAGTTTATCAAGAGGGGACCAGACAATCCAGGTTCGACCGGGATGCTTGAGGATGGCAAACTTTCATATTCCCTTCCCAAGCCAGAAACCTTAACGCCTGTCAAAAAGGAATCCTCCGAAGTATCCCTGTTCCCAAAGTCTGACTGGCACATGCAACAGACCTCGCCCGAGGAACTGGTGAACATGGTCAACCCGCAGAGTGGCGAGCAGCAGGTTGCCCCGCAATCTGTGCACGGAAAGGGAGTGGGTCAAAAGACCGAACCGGCATATCGGGATACCGAGAAGTGGTCCGACGTAATGAAGGACTCCACTGCCGACAAGGAGGGTAATAGCAGAAAGCTGGCGGTGTTAGCTTCTCCAGACGGAACCCATGTAATAGTTGCAACCGCCAGAAAGACAAGGAGTTCTGGCAGGCAGGTGGATTTGATTTCAGGCAAAGACCCAAAGACGGGGGCCGTCCGAACACTAAGAACCAATGCAGTAGAGGAAATGGGATATCATTTGGTTGGAGCAATAAAGTCACAAGTACCCAAGAGAGACTTCTTTGCTATATATTCCATGCAGGACTTCGCAGCTTTAAGGGCTGAATTGCTAGGACAGCAAAATGCCGCAGCTAGAATCGCTGAGAGGATGGAAGAGCATATATCTGGAATAACCAAACCGGATATGCCTTTGGAATCAGAAGAGATTCATCCCGAGGAAGTTTCTGCCACGGAATCTATTTTAAAGCCTTCTGGAGCTCACAAACCAGCCGTAGAAGACCCCACCGACTCCGAGGTGAAAGCTTTGTCAACTCTGGTAGAAATGCATCCATTTGACGCGACTCACGCAGGAAGAATATTTGAAGAATTTGGTGGCGGAAAGTTAACCATCGACGACGCAAGGGATGTGTTGAGCGACTTATTGGAAGAGAAGAACCCGGAAGTACACCAAGCCGTTGGGAGTTTCATAGACTCCATACGCGGAACCAACATACATGCAGACCATGAAAGACTCATCGACGACGCAGCAATCGCTCTTTCGAGAGCGTCTAATGAAAAACTTACTCAGTCCGAGTTCTCGCAAAGGCTTGTTTCAGAGAGCCAGGCTCTTGCGAAAGAATGGTCGGAGAGCGCCGGTTCAAGCGAGCGCAAATCTCAATCCGGCCAACCCCCAGAACCCGGACAAGATAACCCGGGTATTGTCAGAAATCGCGGGTCTTCCCTTGCCGACCCTGACCGCACAGATTCCGGTCGCGCATCCGACTCCTACGTTGCCCGTGCCTATAAATCCGCCATCGACCACCTCGCTGCCGCCGGTATCAATGTAAGTCTGGTCAAGCAAAAGGTGGGGGAATTGGTCAAGGAGTTCGGGAAGTTCGAGGCATGGAAAGGAAGCAAGAACGAACTGGTAAGGTCTATCACCCTATCAGCCGCAGACCATTCTCATCCATCGGTGGATAATTGGTCTGCCCTGATACATGAGAGCTTTCATGCCATCTTTTCCACCGAGAGGCCCGAAACTCAGGCATTGGGACACAAAGCAATAAGCCAGGCCGTCGATGATATCCTTGGAATATCAGGGATGAAGACAAAGATTGAGAGCCTGGATAAGGGAAGTCCGGTAACTCCTGAAACGCGGTCATTGATTGAAAGCGAAGAGAGGATGGCGTTCGCAATTGAGAAGAGGATGATTGATAATGGATTCGACCCCACTCAATCCAAGGGGATTGCCAATGCCTTGTACCGAACTATAAAAGATTTGTATCTGCGTACCACAATGAAACTTGCGGAGGCAATGGGGTTTCCTCCTTCCACTGAAAGGGCATTGGACTACTTCCAGAATCGGGTTGAATCATTGTTGAGTGGCGATGCTGGATATTCATTCCTGACCCATATGGGAGGTCCGGCGACCAGAGACTATCTCAGCGACTTTACGAAGAGCGAGGATTATACCAGATGGCTTGACATGGGCAATGATGACAAGCATCAGGCCACAATAGTAAATTCATTCTTTGACAAGATTAAGTCCTGGCCGCAGGGATGGTTCCTACAAACGAACACCGGACGATTTTCAGTGGTCGATGGCAAGAATGTGCCAGTGATGGATTTCAGACCACACGAAAATGCGCCGGGCCGTACAAGAGATATAGAAGATAGTAATAGAATTATAGACGCATTGCAGGCTCAAGGAGTTACAGTATGGAAAGCAAAAGACGGCAGGGGAGTTTCTATGATTGCTCCAGAAGTGGCGCACAACTCAACTCGCTGGCGCGACGACATGAAGTATGTCAACGACCCTCATGCCGACATATCTCCAGATGTAAATGCAACTGAAATGGCCAAGGTGAAGATCGCCGTCCAGAACCGGGTGAATGACTTCCTGCAATCCATATACAAAACTTTCAACGAACAGGGATACAACACTGCAAACATCGAGTTTGAGCAGTGGGTCAAGTCGGGCAATTTTGTCAAATTGCCGAAGAAACTGGGGGACGTGCCATTCTACAAAGAAGGTGAACTTCCCAAAGACCTTGT